ACTATTCGATTGGAGCATGTAAAATGAGTGACATTAATCCTGTCCTACTCATGTTTCATGCTGTCCGTAGGGACAAACAAATAGCCGACAGGCTATACACTAAGTTCCATGAGGTTAGAGAGCGCATGAGGCTAACAACGGAAGCCCTGTGCATGTTTGCAAAATACAAGGGAGGTGATTTACTCGTTAGAGACGGCAAGTATTTTCTAATTACTAGTGTGCATCTGATAGCCCCAGGGCTGACCGATATGCGTCCAAAATTCGAATATAATGTTAAGCCCCTAAGCTACAAGAACATAGAAGGGGAGGTGCTAATTCCACACTCCGATTCTGTCATTTCAGACTCCCTAATAGGCCACTATCAGGAAGCTACTAGGGCTGAGGTCATCAAAGCCTCTGTCACCTTCGAAGTGAGTAAACAGGCCAAGAAATTCTCAGGGACCTTATGAAAGCTCACTGGACAAAGCGTATTTATGCATTCTCTCGGGTAAATCCCTACCATCCTATTAAGGTATTAAAGGATAGCTATAGCCCTCCCCCCATTAGCAAGCCCCTAATTATTAGGGGCTACCTGGAATTCGGGTCAGAGTGGCTTAGGGAGAACTTCCCAATACACTATGCTGGCTTTCTAACTACGCTTATGAAGATGGGAAAGACCTCAGAATATCATAGCAAAGGGGCAGTAGTTATAGAGCAGTGGAAGGAAGAGGAACAGGACAGGGCAGCCAGACCCTCTACTAGACCCATAAAAGACAAGGCGGTATGGTGGCAGAACCTAGGCTATATCAGGGAAAGTGCGAGCCTTCAGGGGGCCTATGGACTACACCCGGCATCTGGTACAAGACTAAATACCAAGTTTTTCGACAGCTATTCGCAGTTAGTTGAATACGTATTAGCCCACTATCCCAAGGCTGAATTCTTTGGAGAGTCCATTGCAATTAAAGCACCAAAGGAGGTGAGCAAGACTAAATTTTACAAAGTATATTTCACTCGCACCTCTTGACAGATAGCTATAGATGACTAAAATGGACAGTGTAAAGTTTACAGAATTGAAAATTCACTTAGGAGAAAAGACAATGGCAGACACAACAGAAAAACTCTTGAACTTAACCCCCGACCAAATTCTGATTTCGGATAACATCCGTTTCGGCCTCAAGCCCTACCGTCTCGAACGTCTTAAGGAAGAGATTCAACGAGACGGACGCATCAATACTCCCATCGAAGTCCAGCCGCTTGACAAAGAGACCGGCAAGTATCTCCTGACAGCAGGAGAGTACAGGGTTACGGCAGTGTCGGAACTCAATAAAATGGGCGCTGGCATGACCATTCCTGCCCGTATCATCCCGGTTGAGAATGCACTCCAGCGTAAGCTCAGGCAGATTTCGGAGAACAGTGAGCGCGAGAATCTCAGCCCCATTGAGCGCGCTATGGCCATGAGACAGCTTGAAGCCCTGGGTGCAAGCAAGATGGACATTCGGAAGACCTTCGCGGCACCGGGCGGACGTAAAGGACTCAAAGTCCAGCCAGCCAGCAACAGCCATATCAACAACTCTTTGGCGATGCTGGATTTTCCCAAAGACATTCAGCGCAAAATTCATGACGGCCTCATTGGATCAGCGGCAGCCTATGAACTCAGCAAGCTTCCCAAAGACAAGTGGCAAGCTGTTCTGGACCGAATTGAGGCAGAGCGTATTAAGACACTGGACCGTGAGGACAAGGAAGAAGAGACCCTTCTTAAGACCATGCGCGAGGCCGAGGAACAACAGGCTGAGGCAACCAAGGCAGCCGCAGAACTTACGGCAGTCCAGACGGCGGCAGAGGCGACGGCAGCCGCACTTGTGGCTAGCAAGAAAGCCCTGACCGATGCCTTTACAGCCACTCAGGCTGCGAAGGTGAAGGAAGAGAAAGACGCGGCGGAGAAAGCATTCAAGGAAGCCAAGGCAGCAGCCAAGGAAGCTGAGACAGCAAACTCCCAAGCGGCAAAGGATCTCGCCAAACTTGAGGACAAGCGAAAAGCTTTGGCGGAGAAAGCTGAAGCCGCACGCAAGCGTATTGAGGACGCAAGGGCAGCCAAGGGCGCAAAAGCCCCAGCCCCAGACAAGGAAGCCAAGGTTTCCCAGAGTGCTGTTAGAAAGGCAGCCAAGGCTGAGGGGGCTGCCCCTAAGCTGGTTGCCCTCAACAGTGGCGAAAAGACGGAAGCCATTAAGACCCTGGTTTATTCGGGCAAGCCGAAAACCAAAGTCATTGGGGAAGCTATCCTGGCGTGTTTCGAGGGAAAGCTGACCGATGGTCAGATGCTGATGGCAGTCTCTAAGGTTCTTGAAGAAGAGAGCACGGGCCGTCCCGTTGCCCCGCCGAAAAAGAAGTAACCTACCGTCCCTGACTAATGGGGCAGCCCTCTTTTGGGCTGTCCCTTTTTTCGTTTAACCCCATAACCTATTAGGGAGCTAATATGAGTAGCCCAACATTCTTTGAGACCATGCGGCAACAGCTAGCGGCTGAAGAGAAGCTGATGCTGAAACCCTATGTAGACTGCTGCGGCAAGTCCTGGCGCGATTGCCTCTGCCAGCATAAAGGCAAGCTGACCATCGGCATAGGCCGGAACATAGAAGACCGTGGCATCACCCAGGCAGAAGCCTACTACCTCTGTGACAATGACATTGAGATCATGCTAGCCGAGCTAGACAAGGCTATCCCCTGGTATCGGAAGCTAGACGAAGTACGTATTAGGGTACTAATAGACATGGCTTTTAACATGGGGGTCCCTAGGCTTGTGGCGAATAACCCCAGTATGCTGGCAGCCTGTGAGGCTGGGGACTACGCCAGAGCCGCTATAGAGATGTTAAACGGCCCCTGGCATGAACAGGTAAAGGGCAGGGCTGATAAGCTGGCAGCTATGATGCAGTCGGGTCAGGTGTAAAGTTTACACCGCCCATAAAATTACTCAGCTATAGGCCGTCTTTTTAGGATCTCAGCAGGCTGGAAAAATCTAGTCCTCTTACTGCCGATTATCATAGACGGCCCGTCATAGTCCACTAGGAATTGCCTCACTGTCCGACCATATAGCATAGCAGCCTCAGTAGACCTCAGCCAGAGCTTGTCTTTGAGCTTCAGTCGCTCAGCCTCAGCCTGTAGTTTCGCAAGGTTTAATTTGTGACTCATAATAGGTTCTTAAGCTGTGTATCGGCGTCTGTTAACTCAATTCCCAGCAGCCTGCCCTCTCTGTCAAAGTCCAGATGAATCCCACCTATTACACTCTCTGTACGTTCCACCCTATGCACTGGGATGTCCGGCCTGATGTTTATGTAGGCTATCCCATTGTCACTGTCCATTTCCAGACCTGCCACTATGATGGTGTCCACTTTCATCTGAACCTCAGTAAGCTATAGGCTCCACGTCTGGACCCCCACAGCATGTGAGTCTCACCGTTAATGGTTTTGCTTTCGTACTTACACTGTAGGCATCGGTGTATTAATACGTGCTCCTGGATTGTTTCAACCATGATACTGCCATCTTTAGGGCAAAGGTCACCCAGGGGTCTGATAAACTCCAATTTCGCTGACATGGACGTATTCGGTTTTGATTCCATTCTTTTTTTCTCCTCCTGTAAAGTTTACATTCTCCCAATAATGTTCCGTAGGGATACCGTAGTGTTGCTCCATATGTAGCCGGACTAGGAAATGGCCAAGGCTGGGGACTTCCTCAGGTTTGGGATAATAGGACCATACAGCCATTACTATAGTGCCTCTGGGGCAGAGGATTCTCCAGCCCCGATAGCTGTCCACCCCAATCCCAAAACTCCCTATGTAGGGGATAAAGCCACAGACGTGGTATCCCAGCAGCCTAGCCGTAATCGCAGCCTGCCGGATGACCTCTGATGGTTTCACGCTACCGCCTCTTGTTAGCTATAACCACATCGTAGTAGACTTCCACTCCTGGCATCCATTCTCCTATCCCAGGTTCTTCCAGCCTATAAAACGCCTCCATCTGACCAGGACTCAACTCCAGCAGGCTACCCAGCTTCTCAAGGTTGGCCGCAACATGGATGATGAACTTGCCCATGTCTGTTATACAGTAGTTGCGGACAGTTCGAGCGGTGCTGGACTGGGCTTTGACGGGCTTAGCTATGCTCTCAGCCCTTCTGCTGTTGGCTAGCCGCTGCTCCAACTCAGCCCTTTGCTGTGCCAGCTTCAACTTCAAGCTGTCTGATTTTGCCTTGGTCTCAGTAGCCTGCTTGGCTTCTATTTCAGCCCTAAGTTTATCTTCGGCTGCTCTCTTTTCCTCCTCAGCCGCTTCGATTCGTCTGGCCTCAGCCAACTTGTAGTCACGCATTAGGTCCTTAACGTATCCTTCAGCCGTGGCCATAGGGCCATCAATGGCTTCAAACACTTCCTTAAATCCACCCTCCGCTTCTTTGATCTCTGCCTTGGCACGCTTCAAACTGTCACGAGTCTTGGCAGTTTTCTCTAGCCATTCTCCCCTACGCTGGCGAATAGTAGCTAAAGCCAAGTCCGCTTTGGCGTACTCAATGTCCGAGGTTATTTTAAGGTCGGCTACGAGTCTGCCGATTGGCAAGGTTAGAGCCATGCCCTCTTTGCGGGTCTGTATTAGGTCATTATCAGGTATGCTTATTTTGGTTGCCATGTTATTCCGTATCTCTCCCTTAGATCCTTCACTACGTTTGGATGGGATAAGCTGGTACTATCACCATTTTTTAGGTCATCACTAGTAGTCATAGCCAGAACAGTGTCACCATCAGGAGCAAAGATTACAGACCAGCTATAACTAGGGGAGATAATGAACTTTCTAACCTCATATCCCATTAGTCTGGCCGTCTTCATTGCCCACTCCTCTAGGTCCATTGTAAACTTTACACTCCCCTCCGTCTCAGCGTTACCAGTTCAGTTTGTAGCCTCTGCATTTTGCACATAAGCTCATGCTCGCGCATATCGCAGATTTTCAGGTCCTCTTGAATTCTTATAGAGATTTCTCTTTGAGTCTCTTCCTGGCTGGAGTCTCCAGTATAGATAAGTTCGGCATTGTACTCAATGCCCTCAGCCCGTCTATACTGGGCACTGCATGTATCTCTGATGCACTCAGCTAGTTCGTAGGAGGTTTCCCGGTACTCAGCCATTACAAGCTCCATAGTTCGGTCTGGCCAGATCATCGGATTTCTACCCCCTCCTCTTCAGCCATCATAGCAGCAGCCTGTTTGGCACTCTCCATAGTTACACAGTGGATACTCCTGAAGATGTCGTAGGCGTCATGCCTCCTACTCCACATCATGTAGTTGACGTGATAAATGCCATTCATGTTAACCACAGTCACGTAGCCCTCTTTATCGCTTTCTTCCATTTCCAGCCTCTACGGTGTGATTGGGAATCACTAATTGATATACTGCAATACCCCCGTCATTCGTTGACTTGACAACCCTATCGTTTGCTACCAGACGTTCCAGACTAGATCGGCAGTTAGGGGAGAATCCAGCATCCTTAATCTCTTTGGATATGAAGGAGAAAGGGACTGGTTCTGGGTACATGCTGGTAAGTACATCAATCATAACCTTACCGGCCCCTATATTCTTCTTTACCCCAATCCGTTTATATTTGCTTTTTGGAAGATCCGGTGTTTCGATCTCGTCATAGTCTGCTAAGAAGTGTTGCAGCCTGTTAAGCTGCCCATCCAGCTTCTTGGAGTAGTCCTGATGTTTTAGGGCCAAAGCTCTATGTTCGTCCCGGTCAGCCGTGATCCGTTTAAGCTCCTCAGTCAGAGTAGCCTTGAGTTTGTCTGTTGTCACTGTTTTCTCCTTTTGTAAACTTTACACAGTCCCCAGCACTATGCCCTTATACTTCTTTCTGAATACTTCGCGCATGTGCTTTCCCTTACTGGGGGCATTCTTTAAAGCATCCCAGTCTGCCCGAGCCACGTCCAGATAGTAATAGAAGAGAGACGTGGCATTAGGGTCCTTTTTGTTCCTAAAGCTGATGGTCGCCGCTTTGGTGTCTCCATCCCAAGTCCCACCCTCAACGTTAGAGGATTCGGGAGACAGGAACGTATCAATCTGTTCCAGTTTCTTTTTCTTTGCCATTTAACACCTGCCCGTCATATACTACGTTAAATGTGGTAGCTAGGTCTCTCTCAAGATCCCCAAGAGTCCAGGCTAGAGGCAGATCGAATGTCCGGAACCCTCCGTAAGGGGGGCTTACAGCGAAAAATTCGGGAAACCTGCACATAAAAAGTTCTGGCATCCCAGATGGGTCAACTGGGTCAACCTTATAACCCAGTAGTTTTGCCGTGCTTATAACCCAAACTTTCCATTGATCGGACCTCTTACTAATCCTCTTCGTCGCCATTACCATCACCCATATCCGGCCCGCTGGTCTTGAATGCCCAGGAGGTTGAAATCACTGTACAGGCTGTTATAACATCAGGGGTTATCCCATGCTCTATCAGCTTCTGCCTGCTGATCGTGGCCTTAGTCTGCTTGTAGTAGGCGCTGCGGTTCCCGTCAGCCATGAACTTGCCCAGACCGTAAAGTTTACACAGGGGCTTAATCTCACTCACGAGGTCAGTTTTCTGTTTCTTCAGGGTCCCCTGGGTTTTGGTAATAGCAGCCACCTGCTCAATCATTCTCGTGAGCCTGCCCCGCTCATTATCAGGTACATCAAGCTCACGGATATCAGGGGGAGGAGGTTCAGGCTCCTTCTTCTTATGCCCAGCCCCAGACCAAGGGTCCATACTGGGGGATGACTTATCCCGAGCCGCTTTAATCTGAGCTTCCAGAATTTCCCTAGCAGCCTTCTTGTCAGCTAATGCCTTTTTAAAGTCCACCATATAGTTACCTTAACAGGAGCAGGAAAAGAAGCTGCCCTTTTGATTCTCGTCTACCTCTGTCCCAGTTATCCGTTCATAGTGATCCCAGAATTTATCCGGGACCGATTCACCCTCAAACCTGCCTCCCTCATTCCAGAATCCTCTGCCAGTCACGTAGTCACCGGCTTTTTCCATAACTTCTTCCATAGTGCTGCCAATAGCCGATGCATATACTTTCATCCAGGCGACAGAGGCAGCTAAGGGGGTAGGTTTTCCCTCATTCGGCACCTTAGGATGACTCCACATATGCCTAATAGTTGTTACAGAGCGGGGATAGAGGAACAGCCAGAACTTTTCATCCTCCCGTAAAGGACGGGCTAGGTAAGGGTCCACAATACCTATCTTATCTGAAATCTCGACAGATGCTCTGCCGTCTGATGTCAGTCCCACATGCTGCCCCGGTATTAATGGGTGAGCAGCCCGAAGGGGTAGGACAGCCACATGGACAGCATCCCGAAATTGGTCTCCTTCCAACACTGTTCCTAGAGTCTCCTGAGCAGTCATTTTTTAACCTCGAAATTAACTGTTTTCTCAATTCCCAGGTACTTCAGGATGGTTGGCCCTGGTGCTCTCTTATTAAGGTAGATGTCAGACAGATACTGGCGGCTGACTCTGAGGCGTCTGGCGAAAGCGGCTTGATTTAATCCTAGCCGGTCTTGCTCCTCTTTAAGTACTTGAATCAATTGATCTTTACTCATCATGTCAACCATTGTAGCTTGTCAGCGGACGAATTGCAAGCATTATTTTTATTGACCCGTGTAAACTTTACATGGTAGCTTGAATATATACTCTTAGATCGGAGGTGATAACCTTGTTTGCAGGGTGTGGGAAAACCGTGTGTCCTGTTTGTGACTCCGCAGTCCCCGTGGCTCCTGGAGTCTGCGTCATTTGCGGTTGCATCTTTCTCAACTCTACCATTGATCGGGACGTAGTTGAAATCAAGGAGGCCGCATAAATCAATGTCAATTCCTAGACGGAGGATACTTATGGGGCAAGGTTGCTTGAGGTTACTTAGGCATCTTGCCCCATACTTGTGCTTTAGCCGTACTGGCCTTCAACGGCACCCTCAGCTTAACAACATTCTCAAAGACGTTAGTAATGTGACTGCCAATCTCGTCCGCCCACCTCTCTTGAACACAGCATAGTAGCTCGTCGTGTACATCCAACACCGGCTGGCAAATGTCATTGACCACGCCCATTTCCAGCAACTCATCATATACCTGAGTCTCACCCAATTTCACAATACCCCGAGCCGTACCCTGGATAGGCAAGTTACCAGCCTCCCTCAAAGCCGCGCTAACCACCCAGGGCAACACACTCCTAACAGCCGTAACGTGCAGGTTGCGCCCAAAATCGTCCCAGATCATTGCCGTTTGTCTGGCTGTTTGGTGATCCTTTCGGCGCATATCCATTAAGCCACTATATTTTATGTAGAAAGCATTAATCAGGTCCTGGCAGTTGTCCTCCTGCCACAATCCAACAAATTTGCCACAGTCATGCTCGATACTGGGCTTGTCACAGGTCTTACAAACTACAGGCATCTGCTCAGCCAGCCCCGGCCCGCTCACCTCATATAGACTAGCCAGTGTACAGGTTTTTGCCGGGAACCTGTGCTTCTTCTTATGCACTGTAGGGTAATGCCAGCCATGCCCCTTGTGCTCACTGTCCCTGCACTCCCGGTCATCCCCATCAATAGACTTAAATCCCTGGCACTCCCACCTCTCATCATCCAACCTGAATGCTGCCGTGGCGAAGTCAGAATAGATGTCCTCATCATTCTCGTATACAGCTACTAATCCCTCATCCCCACTTCTATGAGCGGCTACTCTAGGTTCAACTTGGCTGAAGTCCACGGACAGATACACCCACCCGTCTGGGCAAATGAACCCTTCACATAGCTCCCGGCCCCGCTCAGTCCTATTAGGCATGGCGAGGAGGTTAGGCTCATCGCAGTTATTTCTGCCGGATGGTACTCTAGTAGTCTTGAGGTTGGGAAATATCCGCCAGTTGGCATGTCCAACTCGTCTTGCAAGTTTATATAAAGGTACTGCATACGTTCCCCTTAGCTTGTCGTACTCCCGATAGTCCTGGACTAACCCCACGGCGGGATGCTCATGCTGCAATGTCTTAAGTACTTCGTCATCAACAGCTTCCCGCTTCCCAGTGGGAGTCATCTTAGTCTTAAGCTGCTTGATCTTGAGTTTGCTAAACAACAGGTCCGCTACCTGATCGGCGGACCCCACGTTAATGTAGAATCCCGTAACCTCCCGGATCTTTTCAGTGATGGCATCCATGTCCACCATCAACACCTTCTCCATCCTCTTGAAATGGTCTGGGTCAACCTGCATCCCAGTCCTCATCATATAGTGTATTAATGAGAGATAGGGTAGGTCTAGGCGCTCTATATTGTCCAGGTCCTTATGGGCAAGACCAAACTTGACGCCGTTGTAAAGAGTTTGGATCACACCTGTACAGTATACAGTGCTAGGGGATGGGTTACTGAGTTGGTGCAGTAACTACTATAGTAGCTGCTGTGCCTAAACTTCACCCGCAACTTGCAGGGTAGTAGCTCTAAAGTGACTAGAGGGGATTTACAATTTGAACAGAGGACCGTTGGGAATTGCATGAACATCCTACCTTTCCCATTGGCGCACCTTCTTACTTTGTTGTTATATCCCAGTTTTGTGGACTCCCCGGCCCTGCTACAGGCAATCCCATTGTCGTGTATAATATACTTGAAAGAACCATGTAGGTACAACTTCATCTTGAGCACATTTAACTGGATGTGGCATTCTGGACAGTAGATGGGTCTGCTGAGACTTAAGTAGTTCCTCATGAGTCACGTTCAACAAATACCGTGTACTGGGCCACTGGGCGGATAAACTCTGAGAAGCATCCTTCATAGCGAGTGGTCATATGGGGGGGCTTATGTGTAAACTTTACACGTAGGTTATCCGGTGGAAACTCCAAGTAATGATAGATTCCCAGGCACGCCCCACATTGGGTTGGGAATATCTGGATGAATGCCACGCTGTTATTCGTGGGCTTATCCGACAGAGGAATGGTGGAATGGGAGAACACATGACTGGCAGTCCTTGAGCATTTACCATTACCTGGATGGGTAATAGCAACCTTCCCACTGAAGTGGGATGTAGCCACGAACATAGTTATAAAGCACTGAGGGCATCTAATGGGAGTGTGCAGGTCCAGTACTCCCATCCCAGCAGCATTTATCATATGAACTCAACAAACTGAGCTATAGGCCGGAAGAATTCAGTCCTCGTTCGGCTGCAAGTATCCATCTTTATATGCCTGAATCTCACCCGCATCCGGTCAGCCATGAATACAATCTCCAATGTACTACCACATTCTGGGCACATATTAGGGATAGCCTTCATGACTGCTACCTTCCCATGTTCATCCATAGGGGGTTGTAGGTAGGTTTCAGCTAGGTCCTTCTCCTTCTCCACCAGCTTTTGATAATATTCCTCTAGCTCCCTACGATACTTTTCCAGTTCAGCCGCTCGATTGGCAATCACCCGGATAGGGGTCTGGTTATCAGCGGTCTGGTCAGGGATAGGGGAGAATAGGCTAGTAGACTTCGGAAGTCTCTCTGCTTCCATCCTACCTATTTCCCTATCTATTGCCTGTTTTTCCCTATCTATTGCCTGTTCCTTTATTTCTTTAAGTCTGTCTGACACGTATGACATAATCTCCCCCTATGTAAACTTTACATTTCCCAATGTTCTTGCAACTTACCAAGTTTAGCATTTTCCTTCATCTTTTGCAAAATTGGCCATAAACGTATTGTAGCATCAGCGTCACGGCAGGCATAGTGCAGTACCTCCTCCTCTGGCGCATGGGCTATGTCCATACCTGGGTAAGGCCCCACCTGCTGTTCAATTAGTTCCTGCCATTCCACCCAGTTCTCTTCAAACATCTTGAATACATCTTTCTCAGGATTCTTGCTGTAGTCAGTGAAAAACCTTTTCAGCTTAGTAGACATGGACTGGGGCTTGTATACCTTCCACTTCCCAGTTTTGTCATCCACTACTAGCTGTTCTGGGGGCTTTGGCCACTCTGACATCTGAGCCATTTCGAAGTAGTTCAACACCATCTGGGTAGAGTATGGCCTAACCAGATCCTCAAAGGACTGCATGGCCATACCCAGATAGCGGTAAGCCAAAGCCTTAAGGCCCTGGGGGACATTGCCCAGGTGGAAACAGGTCACCATAGTATCTCTCACCAGCTTATGGGGAAAGTTTAGACCCATATTTTCAGTCACCAACCAGTCATACAGCCAGTTGTGGAAGAGAATGGTGCCCTCCCACTCGTCCAGTTTCTCCTGTAAGGCTACTAATAGGTCTGGCCTAGTCGCTCTTATCAACCTGCCGGTGCCAGGATACTGAGAGTAGGTCAGACAATAGGGGCCATACTTCCGGCTGGTCTCAGTGTCGCAAGCCATTGATAATGTTGGGTCAATCTCCCGGATCTCCTTGGCATTGGTCACCTCAGAATAGTCCACGTCTGGGTGTTGGTCGATAGGCAGCTTGAGCTTGCCCTTAATGTATCTGCCCAGCCTCACCCAGTCCGTACGAATCTGAAGCATCTTCTTAGGCTCATGGATACCTCCAGCCGGGTGCCACATAGGGAAGGCAATAATGCCCAACCTAGTCTTGACCGGCATCCCATGCTGGGTGTCCAGGTCTATGTCAGGGTCCACAGCCTTGCAGGCGAAGTTACCCATAGGCACTATGAGCTTTGGCAGACCCAGACTTGTACGGGTTACAGCCCATCGGCCATATAGGTGGTTGGCAGCACAGGACTGCAACAGGCTCCGGTCTGCTTCTTTATGCCAATCCAGTTTGCCCTTTGGCCGGTCTGGCATGCAGCTTATGGCGTTGTCAAACCTGACAAGTTCACGCTTGAGAGGGACTAGAGGCAGGTAATGCTCATTAACTTCCCGGCCTGTCTTGCCGATAAAGGGCCTGCCATGCCTATTCTCCTCCCAGCCTGGGGCCTCACCTATGAATTCGATCTCACTGGGGGGACCGTCGGGGGCAACACAGGTACTGTTATTTGGGCAAAGTTGGCAGCGGTTCATTCACCAATCCAATAGACCCTTTTCCGATCCTTCTCTTTAACCCGTTCTTCTATTTTCTTAAAGTCTAGTCCCATATGGTGTACTAGAAATCTAATGCAAGAGGTTACGTCGGCTACTTCCTCTTCCAACCATTGCTTGTTCGGTTTACCCGTGTGGGGGTCATACCCAGCAATACCCTGTATCAAGCATCTAGCAGACACAGCAGATAATTCTCCTAACTCTTCCAAGAGTTTCCCAAAAACTTTAATTTGTTTAGGATCTTCGGTAGGGGTCCAGCAGGGTGGGAATTCAGTACCCATGTATCTTCCTCACAATATCCTGAGCCTTGGCTATCCCGATTCCAGGTATTCTAAGCCAGTCTGCCTCATCGGCCTGAGCCAACACAATAGGTTTTCGGAACAGCCGCTCTGCATCCTCACTAAGTTTTACACCCACGCCATCTATGTCACTGGCCCATTTCCTAACCAAACTCGCTGTGAAGTTCATCTGGGGTATGGCTAGCTTAGGAATTTCCCTCAGACTGGTGTGGTCGGCCCACTTTTTCTGATGGTAGTGATAGCACTCTACAATATCCAGAGCAGTGTGGAACACCGTCTGTGTAAAGTTTACAATCACCCCGCTGTAAGTCATTGAATACAAATACCTGCGGAGTTTGGAGTACATGACTGTTCGGCCATTTGGGCGGCATAGGAACCAATCACACCCATTCTTAGACTCCATCAGCATCCCATCCTCACGGGCCTTCCAGAACCCCTCAACAAACAGGAAGCTCACCCTGTACATCTGCTTCATGCCAATACGCTGTTTCCCAGCATAGTTGGAGGTGTCAATGGTGTTCAGCATGTCATGCAGGGCCTTACGTTCGATGCCGATGGTCATATTGCCGTCCGGCCCATTACCATCAAAGCAGGCATCCCCCCACTGTAGGGGATTGTGCTCACACTCTATATTGAGTGACCTGATGTAGGTTCTCAGGCTGGCCTGATTCTTGTAGTTGGCCGAGCTTTTGTCACCACGGGGTATGTCTACAAGTATCATAGGTTTTCTACTAGCTTATCCCTGAGTGTGCTGAGGTAAGTAAACTGGTCAATGTTCTCCATTAGGGCCTGATCCAAGAGCCATAAAGGCTCATGATCCCAGAGGTTGCCACCATGCTCAGTCACCCCAGCCTCATACTTGCGGCTCAGGGCCTCTACAAACCTCTTACCTAGAGATTCTACATGGGCCTTTTGCTGGGGTGTCATTGTGGCTCAGCACACCCAAGGTCTTTGAGAATCTTCCGGCCAGCTAGAATCATGTCTTCAGCATGGTGCTTAAGAGTCTGCCTATCCGCCCCATCCAAACTGGGGTTGAGAATATCAATTGATCCATCCCGGTACTGTCTACCAATATCAACTAGTACTGATAACTCCCTATCCAGTCTGCCTATACTTAAATTGAATTTATCTGATGGCATTTCTTTCATATCCTCAGCCTTCATACCCTTTTTATTTGATGGCATTAAAACCCCCACTCAGCCGGATCGTTGTCAGGGTATACATGCTCAATCAGTCCCCTCAGGTTGCACCTGTCGCCCCAAAGCTCATCACCCTCCAACCTCTTATTTGGCTTGCACTTCATTATTCTCAGCCCCCACTGAGGCTCACCCTTACTAATCACTTTCCCTTTAAGAGGTCCAGCCGGGACTACCTTATCCACCCCAGCCTTGAACAGGTGCCTAATCTGTATCTGCCAGAGGTAATCCTGATCGTTAAATCCCTGGCGCTTATACTCCCCGTTTATCTTTACCTGAACGTTCTTGCCCTTAGCGTCCTTAGTGGGGTGGCCCCTAGAGTCCAACACATCCTCATATGCATCCTTGAGCTTATGGGTAGCAATAATAATCTTGCCCGAATCCCACAGCCGTTTGGTCATGTGGCGCTTCATCCCATACACCATGGGATAGCTTAATGGGTGAATCTGGTCTATCCGGCCAAACTCTGCCAATAACTGGAGTGCCCACAGGTCGCTATCCCCATCAATGCAGACCGTTCTAAGTTCTGGGATGGCCACGAAGCTGTACAATTTACTTCTGGTGTCCTTAAAATACTGCGTGTATTCCTCATCTTTGAGACCAATGTTGGCAGTTGGAACCACGACGTTCTCAATTGCTATATTCTCAAGGCTGCCCCTGGATTCAGGGGGAAAGGGATTATCCAGTGCCCCATCATAGCTACAGTCCACAGCCAGGATGGCACTAGGCCCAGGTGCCGACAGCAGAAACTCAGTTTTGCCGGTATCCGTAAGTCCATCCGTACCCAGCATGAGTCTCTTATACTTGGGCTTCTGTTTGGACAATGCTGAGACCATGTTATATTTTGCGAAAATAGCCGGAACTGCCATGTAAAGTTTACGCTCCTGTCATCCTGAAATCGCGGTATGCGGTTATCATTGCCCAGTTTTCATCAATCTCCTGCTGGGTAAACTCGATCTTGAACCTTATCATCTTGGGCCGCATGAATGGCCTATCATAGCTGCCATACAAGAACAGCACATGCAGGTCAGCAAATCTAGTCCCGGCCCCCTTACAGTAAGCCTTAAGCTGAGCCATCCAGATGAATTGGTCCCCCACACTGATGGCATCCTCCCCTACTGTGTTAATGGACTTGGCGGTGGTCTTGATCTCGTGAATCCGTAGCTGGTGCTGAGGCCGACTATCTATGATGACGGTGGATAGCTGCTCGCCGTCTGGACTCATATAGATCCCGTCTACATGGTATTCGCCAGGGTGGTCGATAACTCCTTCAGGACCAAGGACTTGGGGGATATACCATTCTTCCCAGGCCAGCCCAATGCTCACCCTCAAGGCCACATCTGGGTCCAGGAACCGCATAGTGGGTTTAACCTCAATCAGGCTAAGTTCCTCTACCCACTCCGGTCTAAGGTGGCCGGTCTCTACTGCCAGTGCTCGGATAATGGCGCTGACATGGACCCCAGCAGAGCGCCCCACAGACTGGGGTATGACTATGGTTACTGGCTCAGAGGTTACTTGCAACGTATTCCCGCCGCTTGCTTTGTATACTGGCCTTAACTCTGGCGATAGCTGATTCCCTGCGCCACTTCGCAACCTCCGGGGCAACCTGCTGAGTTTCAAACAGGGCAATACTGTAGGAGCCAGATGTCTGGAGCAGTCTACCTCTATACAGGTTGTACACCTCTCTGGTTGGGTCAGACCCTAAAATCAGGTGGAGAGCTACCCTCTCCTGATAGGAATGCCTCTGGTGGGTCATAATATATAGATGGGCATTGCCCCCTTGGCTCATCGTGTATAGCTGGGATACTATGGTGATGTTGTGCATTAGCACTTCACCAGTAGTACTCTTGAATCGGGCTTGCATCTTCATAACTGCTGGAGCATATGGCTCATCCAGGTCCAGAAATAACTCGTAATCAGATGGAAAGAAAGGCACAAGACCCATTTCTTTGGCCACTTGAATGGCTTCTTCTTTTGTTCTTCCCCTATCGCTACTCATATTCAGTCCCCTCGAATATATGTAAAGTTTACATGGGGGTGAGTTACCCCACCCCCAAGATTACTAGGCAGGCAGGATCTTCTTAACCTTCCGGTCAAACTTGAACCCCAGGACTTCAACCACACCCTGCAAGTTGTCATCATCGGAAAGGAAAGACGCCACGGCCTGAGCTACGGAGTCATCGAATGCCCCAGCAACCTCTTTAAAGGTGCCAGTGCGAACAGCTACAGCGAACCCGCCGTTAGTGTTCTTCTCCAGATAGCCCGCCACTCCAATTTGTGCTGCCTCAGCAACATCATCGGCTGTGAGAGCGGCCCCAGCTTCTTGCTCCACTGGGGCTGGTTTGGTAGCAACGGGCTTAGGAGCCATCTTGCCATTGGGCTTGGGGGCTGCCGCTGCTGGAGTTGGTGCATCACCAGGAACCCCACCGCCACCTTCCCAGGGCTTTCCATCGTCCTTGATCTCAGTCACGACCAGGATGAAACCGGAACCCTTACGTTCCTCCTCCTGCCCGTCACCTTCACCAGTCTTGGTCTTTTTGTTCTTGTAGCCCTTGCGCTCCTCCGGCTCAGGCTCATTGGCCAAGTGGACATGGACCCCATCAATCGTGCTGAGGTCATTGGTGAACACACCATTTGGAAGTCCACAGTCATACATGGACTTCAGGAAAAGTGCCCAGTTGGTGGACCTGTTCAGGTTCCCACCAACATTCTCAGCGTCCGGCTTGACCACCAGCCGCTTGCCGGTATCCGGGTCAGGTGAGAACACCTTATCCGCCGAATCACCCATCGCCATGAACTTAGTTTTGGCATCACCACCCTCTAAAGGGGTGCATGTGACCATAACGCCAAGTCTCTCAACGTACTTACCCTCTGGGGGCTTCCAGCGCATGTTTTGGAACGTAAGGGCGTAGTCTCCCTCTGGTACTGCGGCCCCGCCAGAATACTGGCCCAGGTCGCCAAAGTTAACGTAGGCTGTCGCCACTGCGGGGGCAGCCTTTTTCGGTAAAGCCATAAGTAACCTATTCTCCTTGTTTAATGTAACCGTCAGTGATCCATTTTCGTGCCTGTGTCAAAGCCTCTCTTGCCGTTCCCTCCTCTCCATCTGCACCTACTGCATGCCATTGCCATCTGTCTTGGGGGGTTCTCCAGATATGAAAGACCCCCTGCATACCCTTACCATACTCAAATGTGATCTTAGTTGCATGGTCAGGGATATTACACATTTTAGTCTAAGAACCCTGCCCACGAAGCCAAAGCAATGATTAACTCAAGCATGGGTATCTCCTTTCGATGTAAACTTTACACACTAGAACTTTAATGGCTGGGGTAGAATATCAGCCCGTTTATAGACTGCGTGGAATGACTTAGGGGCAAGATGACTGTATTTGTTCTTGAACCATTCCCCAAAATGATCGTCAAAGATGAATCTCTCAGACCAGTCTGTCTCACTCCGCATATCCCTGCCGAATGCCTGAACCAGATATTGCATAGCCCTATAGTAAACGTACTCTTTATCATCAGCCTGCCTAGCCTTCTGTATTTTAGATGGCGGCTCAAACGGAGTCTTGAGTACTATCTGGAACCGGCACTCGTCATCAGGAAAATCATAACCTGTTGATACGCTTGGGCTAACCAGCCTATACCCAGGTCCGGCAGCCTTGTACTCCTCTACCTTTCTCGTAATAGACTGCCCTTTTCTGTTGGCAATCATGTAGTCTGAGAATCGGCTGACATCCAGTAACTCCTCCTGTCTGGGATAGCTTATAGTGTGGATGATCCCCTTGACCTTCTGCCTAGCGGATAACACCTGATCCACACGAGTCCACAGCGGCCCCAGGTTCCTCCCATACTCCACTTTCATAGTCGGCACCCAGTAGATAGGACACCTATTGGGGTCAAACGTGCTGGGATATTCAAAGAAGTCAAACTGCTCCCGGCCAATGCCAGACATGAACATAGTTTTTGGCCGGACAGTGGCACTGAGCACAGCCACTTTCGGGACCTTGAGTAGGAGTGCGCTCTCTACGTACCTCCCAGGCCGGATAGGATCAAATTGGAATCCATCCTCTATCTGCTCAACAATCCAGTCATTGGCTGCTGCCGTGGCCAACACACCCAAGCGTCTTACCAGATGCTTCATGTGGGTGTAGTGCTTTACCCAACTGGCTTTGGGATTGCTATTGTGTATGAGCCTGCCTCTGGCCGTGACCATTTCCTGCTCAGCTATCGTCCTGGCCGCACTAGCCCATTGCTTCCACTCCCTCATATCTTCCAACTCACTGCCGCCAGGGAAGTTAATCTTCAGGTCCTGCTCAATCTCTTTGCTGTGGAAGGTAAGCTGCATTGCCCTGGCCAGAGCCTCGGGCATATGGTGACCCTCATCGAATATCACCCGGCTAATATGGTTGAGACCTTGACCATATTTTTTCGAGGATGTCCACTTGTCGTAGTTGGTTAACACGATCGGAGAGATAGCGGCTCGCATTTCGGCCTGAGAGGCTGGACACATGGGGGTGCCCTTATAGGTGCATCTGGCGTTGTAGCCCTGAGAGCATGTAAAGTTTACATCTCTCCTCATCTCACATATGTAGTTGTCTCGGCCCCTCAGATCGGCCACGCCCAAACTCTCGCCATCCTCTAAGTACTGATCCTGCAAGCCCTTAGTGGCTGTGACAATACAGGTGGACTCCTTGAACACCTTCCATGCCATGCTGGCAACACCCAACACAACCCCCGTCTTGCCAAACCCAGTCGGAGCGGATATCACAGTCTCCCGCCTGCTGCCCATTAGACACTTTTCAATGGCATCTTCCTGGTTACTACGCCAGTCCTGGAATTTTTCAGGCAGCCCTAGCTGCTGTGGTGATGGGATTTTCACTTTAACTCACGATATTCTGCGTTGATTGGCTGTCAGGTAGAGGGGAGTCGAGATAGCATTCCAGAGCATACTTGACTACATGGGAATAGAGTCTACGCTCCTGACATGCCCTTTCTTTCAGTCTATCTATTAGGGGTATGGGGATTCTTACTGCGACTAGGCGGGTCTTTGGTCTTTTCGGTAGCTTCTTATTCATAAACGATAGACAGTATATACCTACTGATATACACTCTGTCAACATTTATTTTTGGGCAAAAAATAACCGGGGCTGGTAAGGCCCCGGCTCTTTAAGAGGGGAGAAAAAGAGAAAGCAAAGACTAACTGACTGACACGAGCACCGACAGAACTGGTTCAACTACTATGGTCACTTCTTTAGCAGACTTCTGGAGTTGGAGTTCGTCCTCACCTAGTTGCATATCCAGTTGCATTTCGCCAAAGCAGATGTGACCACAACAATCCATAGTGTAAACTTTACACCCACAACCAGTATACTACTTAACTACTGTTGTGTCAAGGCAGTAGGCGGTGGGATGACCGGAGGCACAATGCCCTCAGCAATGTAAATCTCATTCGCCAGGGCAATCAGCATTGGCCGATACTTCGCTTGGCTTGTGGGATTCTTGACGGTTGAGAGCAAATAGCCGACACCGTTCTGTACAAGATTCATTTCAAGCATTTCCAGATATGGGTTATCCATTAGGTTATCTCCTAGGGTGTGTTTGTTGGTAGTGGGTCCGACCCGTTTGGGTCTTTCTTAACGTCTGGGACAATGATGGAAACCAGTCTTCCCAGGACGAATGCCGCCTGGGCCTCTCCCCATGCAATGAACGCAGCATCATTCCCACCTGCATCCTGTTTGTGCATCAGATGAACGCACATCGAACAGGTTGCAATGAAGATGAAGGCGAGGAGAAGTTTGTTGAAGTGGTCACCTACTTTTATTTCTTTAAGGAACGACATAAGCTACTCCGGTTTTTTCGGGATGTCAATGCCCGACTTTATAGACAGCGTTGTCAAGCTCTCAGAAGACCAATTGGTCATTCTCTTCAGCCAGCTTACGTTACTCTTAATAGGCGCTATGGTGGCGTCCACTATGGCCTTATTATGTTTCATCTCCAACATTACGCCCTTAACCAGCATCTTTACATAACCAGTCAATAGGCCCATAAGTATTAGGGCAACAAAGTGTACTACCCAATCAGGTACAGTAATCGCACTAACATCAGCCAACCAGAGCAGCAACAGGTGCAGCATCTTTTTTATCCTCCTTGGAACGTCTTACATAGATGCCTACGTCATCAAGTTTAAGTGAGCTATAGCAGAAGTTTTGATGGGGGCAAGTATAAGGTTTGTCGCAGGCATATCTGCTCATAGGTATTTCCCTTGGCTGGATGTCCGCATAATGCTCCATCTGTTGAGCCTCAGTTCGCACCTGTTTTTCCCATGATTCAATATGCTGGGGCGACAATTCCTTAACTGAAATGTGCCTAACTAGATCGCCAATAACCCCATCACGTATCATAAGGTCAACCCATTCTTTGGGGTTGTTCTCTGTACGCTCAGAAAACCATAGCTCCCGCCAGCCTTCAGTGAGTTGTCCGCCACCCTTTTTCTTGAACTTATATACTCTGGCCACTTTAGGGTGAGCGTAAACTTTACACCACTGAATATTCTGGTGGGACTTCCTCCTCTGTCCAATAGCTACTAAGTGAAGTGTCATTGGAGCGTCAGCCGCAGCTATGTCCCCAAACACCTCCCAAGAGTGTAGGTACTCCAATATGTCTTCTGGGATGTAGTCAACAAACTTCCAACGGTGCAGTGCTCCTGCCTCATCTATGTGGGATAGGAATTGCCAGGATAGACTAGGGGATAAACTAACTGGGGTTACTTCGCGGAGGGTTAACAGGCTGAGACGAGACAGGTATTCCAGCACGTTCTTAATGATCGCAACAAAGTCCATAGACAGCGTATAGGTGTCAATCCCACCTACATCTAGTCCAGGGTTTCTGGCCTCACCGAGAAACCCATTCACTGCCAGATTCGTGGCTATGGTTTTATCCATGCCATTACTCAAGTTGAACACACTCATCCTAAGCACAGCCGACAGCAAAGATGGAGGAAACCAGCGGGATAGCCGGTGAGTCCGGCCAATAGCCTGGGGCCTCTTACATCTTTGGAACTGTTCTAGTGTGTATCCGTTTATGACCATACTACATCTTGGGGCTTGACACGCTATGGTATAATTTAGGGGCTTCCCAGGGGAAGGCTGCAAAGCAACTTCCCCGCAACCGGCTTCGCACCCTCCCCCCAGAAAGCCCCTAAATTCTAACTGATTGTGTAAACTTTACAAGTTCTTTTTGCTCTGCCTCTTTGGTGGTTCAGGTGGTTTGTGGCCGCTAAATGTTTGGGCCTGCACTCTGTCACCTTTATCCAAATCCAGTTCTCTATCCGATGAAATCATCTCCCCTTCAGGTGTCTGGTAGTGGTACATCGTCCGGCCATCCAGGGTCTTACTCTGAAACACATACTTGCTGCCAACCGGCACCTCAATATTTTGGTGTGCCTGGGTCTCACCCAGACTGGTTTGCCGCTCGCCAAAAATAGGTGTAGATGGCCTCCCAGTAGGCTTAATTACAGTGGGCTGTAGTGGCGGCTGCTCCCCTTCAATTGTGGTCGGAGGGGCTTCACCATGTACAGTCTCTCCATGCTTGATCTGGGTAACCGTCCCACCAGCCGTCTTAGTCTTGATCTTACTGAGTTTCTGGGGCGGCAGGGTTAACTCTCCAGTCGTGGGGTCTCGACGTTCAGTATCAGCAACCGCCTGGGTGGGTTCGCCGCCCATCCTCAACCTGTCCGCCTCCGATATCTTTGTAACGCTGGGACTTACTGGGGTTGGCGGCATTAGGATTTCCCCTGTAATAGGGTCACGATTGGTGGTGTCCTGTTGCCCAGCCTGATTGGCTAGCCGCTCAGCATGTTGCCTTCTAACCTCATCACTGCTGATGCCCAGCTTATCCAACTCAGCAAGCTGCTGGGGGGTTAGCTGATCCCACGGTGTAGTACCCACATTCATTGTAGTAGGTGCATTAGCTGCCGTTCCAGCAATCCTGTTCTTTACCAAATTTGGCCGGATGGGCGCTGAGGTATTTTTCCAGGACTTCATGGCACTGGCTATGCCCTCGTTGATTGTGGGCGGACTGGTCACCTGAGTCATCCTCTTAAATCTCGGCACGGTCGCCTGAACCCTGGCAGCCTTCTCAGCCGTATCAATGGAGTCCTCGATTTTTATGAGACTGCCAATACGTTGGTTAATTCCCCTTAATTCCTCAGCCCCACCCAGACCCTGTTTATCCATTCCCTCCTGCATGATATTGCGGGCAGCCTGCTCAGTAGCCACGTTAATAGCGCCATTGGCATTCTCCACTTTGCTTAGTGCCTGACTGAGTTTGGCCTGATGGTAGGCCCTATTCTGTGAATTCAGGCTGGTTGACATATCCTCAAGCTGCCCAATATTAAGGTCAGTCGGGATACTCTTGTTAATGCTGTCAACAAGTTGCGTATATTCAGGCGAACCCGGTAGGATATCCTTGGGTATCGCGGCAACCTTAGCGTCTACCAGCATCCTCCTAGACCCAGGTATAGTAATGTGTGCTTGAGGGTCAATGATCGCCCGTCGAGTAGGCATTAGCTCCTGTTTGAACTGGGCCTGAGCGGCTTCCCTGGCGCTGTCAACATCCTTGACGGGCTTACCAATCTTACCCTCACCAGCCTTCAACTCATTCCCAGCAACCTTAATTCCAGCATCATCCAGGTCTGGCTTGAGTGATGCTCTCAGATGACCCTCAGGCTGGGTGAAGAACATAGGGCCATTCTGGGAATAGTTTAGAGCTTTTTTCCCAGTAGCCACGCCAGAACCTACTAATTCCTCAGCAGCCTTCCCAGCCAGCGTATAGCCAAGGGCTTTACCGGCACCCCTCATGGTTTCGCCATGAGCAACTTCCTGCAATACATCTTTAACAGCAGGGCCTATGCCGGGGATCATGCCCATAGCATTGGACAAATTATCCAGATAGGTGTCCATATTGCTAAGTGGTTGATCTGATTGGGCTTGTGCCTTCATGCCCTCCCACCACGCTTTGGCATTCTCCACTGTAGGCTCTGCTAATAGACGTTTTGCAGCTAGTGCTATGAATGGGTACTTCTCCTCTCCTGGGTTCTTGACAGTAGTGGCCGCATTGTAGATATCAATAGGGCTGTGGGCTACAGCTTTGCCAGCCTCTACTGCACCTTGACCAAGGTTGGCCAGAGGACTGAGCAACATCCTGGTGCCCTTCTCTACTGGGGACATTTCTGTCCATGAGCCTGTAGCCCCAGGTGTTTTCGGAGCAGACTCTAGTTGGGAAGAGTCTATAGTTTTGCCCGCTGGTGCCTCTAAGTCGTTGGCCGATATGACTTTTGACATGATGTAAACTTTACACTACTCAGGCTTCCACTTGCCTGTCTTTTTGTTCTGTCTGGCCTTGATGGGCTTGCCATCCACAACAATATCCTCAACCGGCCCATAGTCATCAGCATTAGGTGTTGACCCCCTCTGAGGAGGTGCCGCCAATCCACCATGAGCAAGTCTGGTTTCCTCCTGAGCACGCTTGCGCCATTCAGCTTTCTCAGGTAGTACATCATCATTGATGCGGTTATCTTCTGAGGCCCTAGCCAGAGACTCGGCCATTGATGCCACTTTGTCATGGAAACTGGCCGCACTGATGACGTTGTTCTTACCGGGTATGGGGATAGTGTTCTGGATCTGCTCCACACTGAACTTGTAAGCCCCACCCTTAGTGATGGTTCTCATGCCGGATGCAGCTTCATAGACAGCCAGCATTCTGGTTAACATCTCATTCTCAGGCTTGGACAGATTCGAGGTGGCCTGCTCAATAGGGGCAAGCTCGGACTGCGTAAGTTTGTTGGTAATCCCCGTGTAGTTCTTGATGAGAGTCCACAGGCCCCCGGTACTGGCGTGGCCACCAAACCCACCCATAGAGGCCCCAATATCCTCAGGGGTAATCCCAGCCCTTTCAGTGCCCTCCACAATCTGCCGGAATGCCTCACCGATCTTATCCCGACTATCCTTGCTATCCATCAGGTATGCATAGTCTGCCAGACCCTTGAAATCCGGGTTTTTCGGATCTCCAAACAATTCCACGCTCAGGTCTCTGAGTGGCATAGCAAAGGCAGTCTGCCTCTTAACCTCCTGTTCAGGCAGCGCCCCATGAATAACCCTACCTGCTGAATTGGGTGCCCAGCCTTTAGGGGCCGCTGGGGCAGTCTGTGATTGCCGGACAGGAGGTGCCGGTGGCGCTGCTCCCCCTGTAACTGGGGGGGTAGTAGCTCCTGCCGCTGGAGGTGTAGCCGCAGCTTCTGGTGTAGCTGCCGGTGCTGCCCCTGTAACTGGCGGGGTTACTGGGGGAGTCACTGGCCCAGCCGGGGCTGAGGACGTAGGCCCAGCAGTCCCAGGAGGGACTACACCGGCAGGCTTACGTGTAGAGTAGGCTGGGACCATAACGGTATTCCCCTGGTTATCCACCATAGGAACCTCCCTGGCCGTCTCAAAACCCAGACCTTGAGGAGGAGTCAGACCCAAATCCTTCTCGATCTTGATGGGGTAGTGACCCTTTCTGTCTCTCTGATACTGAATCCAATGATGATCCTGATTAACTGCCCACTGGGCAATCCCACCATAGTCCGGTGTCTCCTTAGTGATGACTACACCAGCAGGACCAGTCCCAGTATCCCTAATGTTGTAGAAAGCATTCTTGTCGATGGGTTCATTGCTGGCATCTACGGCAGGGATACCATTAGCATTGGCAAGGCTGATGACAGCCTCACCACCCTGGGCAGTCGGGAAGTTAAAGGGCTTAGTGGCGATACTGCCGGAACCCTGCATGTATTGGGCTAACTGTACGCCCTTCAGTCCAAGTTCCTCACCTTCTTTACGGCGGGTTTTTCTACGTTTCTCATCAAGTTGAGTCTCATAATCAAGCTGCTCCTCCCGCTGTTTCTTGGCAATCAGAGCAGCCTTGTCCGCTTGAGCATTCTGAGTAGCAATAGTGGTGGCCTGAGTCTGCCTCCCTGGACTACCAGCCGCTATGAGCGAAGCCGTACTTCTGGCCGGTGGGGGAGTCGGCCCAGCGGCTGCCGGTGCAACCTGAGGCTGAGAGGTCTTAGCCGGGGGCACAGGTAGTGTAGGTGGCTGTGTGCTACTACCACCTATTGGGGTCTGTTCGGACATCGGGCCAACCCCAGGAGTAGGGGGTGTAGCTGCTGGGGGTTGTCCAGGAACCAATGATCCACCTTGACCACCAGAAAGAGCGTCAGTAGTCTGCTGGCCAGCCCTCTGGGCCATAGCTGGATTACTACCCCCGGCAGACCCATGGATCTTGCTGAATATGTCCTGGGCCTTAGTGATAATGTCCTTAGCCGGTTTGTTGTGGCTGTGGAGCTTGCTAATACGTTCCCAGGCGTCATTCATCTCGGCTGGACTGAGACGGGGCTGTCCGTTCTCATCCACTGCCTGAATGGAGTTGATAAGGGCTGAGGTCTGGGTGTCCCTCATCTCCTTATCCATCTGTTGGGATTGCTCAATACGCTCTTTAAGCCGCTCCCCAGTGGTATCTAAAATTGTAGAGAGAAGTCCGCTAGGCATGTAAAGTTTACACTCTCTTTCTAGCTGTTTTCTTACCGGCAGTCTTCTTGCTGGCCGTCTTCTTGGGCACTACCTTTTCACCCTTATGCAGCTTAATGTAGCCAGTCTTCTTGACAGTCCCACCAGTTTTAGCCTGAGCCTCACCGCTACTCATCTGGCCAAGGTCACCGGCACCCTTATCCCCAATCTGGCGCTTCATCATGGCTGACTTAATAGCACCGGCAACAGTCTGGCCCTGAGACCCGCTGCTGCTGCCATCAGTGTCCAGAGCGGTCTTGGCCATCCCACCAATTGACTTAACAAGTCCAGTGAATCCCATATTAGAACCCCAAGCCTCCCAGGAAGTTAGACCATTGCTGTCTCACCTCAGCATTGGCCTTCATTGAAATTGGCCGGGACTGAATGGAGGAGTTGATAATCTCATTGGCCACATCCTCAGACAGACCCAGAGCGGTCAACGCATTCTTCATCTGACTCTGGCCCACATTGGCCTCAGCCGTACCAGCCTGCATAGAGCCAGTAGCCGCAGCCGGTAGCTGTCCAGCAAGTATGTCACTCTCCTTGCCAATCTTGTTAAACTCCAATTGCTGGTTTCCAGCCCCAGTACCCCCACCTCTACTGGTGCCCATCTCAGCTTCCTGGGCTTTAGCCGCATCAGCTTGAGACTCTACAGCACTTAGGGCAGGCTGGGCTGCGTGCATAGCCGAGGGACCCCCGGCCATAATCTGCTTGAAGTACTGTTGAGCGGCCTGCAATCCCCCAACCCCAGCTTGAGTAGTGGCAGTACCCTGAGCAGTCTGGTTCTCTGATAGAGGCAGGCTACGGTTGTAGACGTTCCAGTCCGCATTAACCCCAGCTAACTGGTTACCCCTGTCGGTCTTAGCCGAACTGTTTCCAATCCCAAGGAAGCCGCCCATTAGGCCTTCTTTCTTTGTGATACTTTTTTGGCATTGGCCGCGAAGATGGCACGTTTGGCTGCTAGACCCCCGGCCTTCTTGCCAGCCGCAATCTTCTTGGGGGTGGCCTTACCAAAAGCCCCAGTCGTGCCCTTCTCTTCCATTTTCTCCGCAGCGTGTTCCATCCATTTTGGATCATCACCCATAAGCGCCACCTCCAAATGTAAACTTTACACTATGACCGGATGTAAACTGGGCTACTAACCAGCTTCATGCCCAGACTCTCACATAGCTTGGCCGCATGTGGGCTATCGGCTATGCACATGATTCTATTGGTGTTGGTAGAGTCCAGAAAATCATTCATCTCTCCCGCCAAGTCAGCCGCTAGCCCAGTGCCTTCCATATCTGGCCTGACCCAGAGAGGTTCTGGATGGGCTACCACCTGAAGGGCATGGAACCCAGCCACGCCCTTATCATCCATCATGACTATGGCCACTGAGCTTATGGGTAAAGGTGACCATCCCTTTTCTTCGAAGATTGGGGAAAGTATCTTTAAATCGTCGCCCGTCAAGAATACAGTTTGCATAGTATGTTCCACTTATGCGACTAGACCACAGGCATAAATCCCATCGCCATCCTGGTCTGTATCGACGGCAAGAGAATTCGGGTTGAGTTTGCTGCTGCCCAGGTAGTGCTTGAGGGATACCGGGGCATTTCCTTTGGGAATGTAGATGACAATAGAGCTTGTGGCGTTCTTGCTGCCGGTAGCTCCATTAATGTCATAGATTACGATAAAGACACCCCCCTGATTGTTGGTCTTGGGGCTGATGATGATGTCCTCAAAGCTAATAGCATACTCTGGCACAGAGCCACCCTGGGTTGTAGGGGTCTCTGGATTATAGTCCGGACTCCAGTTGATGCTGAGCGGGATTGCTGTTCCAGCAGCAGCAACTATTATCTCCCCAGTCGGGCAAAGCGGTCCACGGATGTTTGGTCTAAATGCCATATAGGTCTCCTTCTAGTGTCTACCCCTTAAAGCTCCTGCCCCTATTCCGACAGCCCCAGGGTTTGATATACTGAATGCTGTACTTGTAGTCCCTGTCACCCCTGAGGCATTAGCATCAAGACTGCACGAGCCAGTCAGGGAACCAGAGAGCATACTCATATTTGTGGTTGTGAATAACCCAGCCACAGCAGCACCGGATGTAGTCCCGCTCAGTGTCATCCCTATGCAGGTTCCTGCATGGTTGGTTAGGGTTATCACTCTGGTATCTGTGCAGGTGACGCCCCCACCATCTTTTACCGCCACAGTGACAGTCCCAAGACTGCCCCCAACTACGGCACTTCCAGGCTGGGCTGTAAATGCCAAATGGTCAGGAGTACATGGGGTTGATATTGTGAATGTGTTACTGACTCCAGCCGTTAAAGCTGCATCCGTAGCCGTGATTGATCCACTGCCCGTAGTAGTCGTGACGCTTAAGTCCGTAAAAGTAGCAATTCCGGCTACGGCTGCTTTGGTCAGAGTACCGGCAAGAGTCCCCCAAGTTGCCCCAGCAGTCTTAGCCACCGTGACGTTACTGGTGTCAGTATTACAAAGGACTCCACCAGCATTGTAGACACCCACTGTGACTGTGTTCAGTGTGGCATTTAACCCTGCGTTTTGAGGCTGGCTAATAAATACCAGATGGTCGGGTGTGCAGCTTCCAGCATTGGCCTCATAGTACCCAATGCTTGGAAATGCAGTGGAGTAAGTCCAGGGGGTGTTAGGTCCGTTGAACCCCGTCAGCGCCTTACCCACATTAGCCGCTGGACTTGTGTTTAAGATGACCATGCTGGTAACATCAGAGCCACCGCTACAACCACCGGCCCCATTCTGAAAACATGGGTTAGTGGTCTTACCGATGCTGTTAAGGTCCTGACCAATGACGTTCTGGAATGTTCCAGCCGTGCCAGCTGGCCCCAATGCAAAGAAACTCAGAGTGGTTGGAGATGTAGTGCTATCCGTTAAGTCCCACTGCTTGCCAACATTATTCCCGTTGTTGACCTGATAGAAGAGGTTATTATCCCCAGTGTATCCAACAATTGAAGCCACTGTTATCGTTAGATCATTCATAGGGGACAAGCCACCTGTGAATACCGTCCCAGGAATAACAAGCGTATCGTTCACCGCACAGCGCCCACCCAAATATCCAGGGTCCCTGATTGTGATATCTGTAAAGGCATTGGCAGCTACAACTACATCAAAGGAAACTTGGTAGATGCCCCCAGAGGCTTTGACACATGAGTTAGTCCCACTTGTTGGCTTCTTGGCAATATAGGTTCCGGCAGTGACCCCGGACCCTGATCCAGTGAACGTCACAGAGTTTAGTAGCCCGCTCTGACCATTCACCATGATATTCCCATCAAGAGTCTTAATGATGTTGTTATAGGACTGGGTGTAACCACCCATGATATAGTAGCCGTCCCAGTTCACACTCCCACTAGTATTTGTATTGATTGACTCATGAAAGATTCGATAGGGATAGAGGGTCTGCATCTTGAACATTGCCTCACCACCAGCCCCAGCAAAGTCCGTGTAACAATCATTGCGGAAGATCCAGATGGGGCCATAAGCTATTGAGGTGCTGTTCGTGTTAAAGGCATGGCAGGTGTTGCCAAAAGCACTAGGCTGCCCATTAGTCCCACATTGAGGTGCAGTGGCAGTATTACAGACTGGCACCAGGGCCTGAGTCACCTTAATGTGGTTATTCCAACTCTTGGTATTAATATTCCATCCCTTGCTTTCATTCCCGTCATCCTTGTATCCGTTCGTCGTGTTGTCATGAATGTCGTTATTCTCTGTCTGGCAGTCATCGCTATCCGCCGTGATGGCATCCCGGAAAGATCCGGTGACAACATTAAATGCAAATACATTATGGGAATTATTGCAGAATGCAATTCCAGCCGCTGGGGAATCGTATATGGGATTCTGATTACAGAGGCTTAATCCGTTAGCCGCTGCAACTACATTATTCAATACATAGATTTTGGATGCTCCCCCAGTCAAGAAAATGCCGGTGTTGTTATACCCAGTGGGTGTTCCAGTGCCGGGACAGTCGGCAGCGACTGTGCTAGCGGAGACAGACTGTAGGGCATTGCCCTTAAGGATAATGTCATGAGCCGCAGCACCAATGACAATTCCAGACTTATTCGACTGAGGAAGGACCAACTGTCTGACAATCGTATAACTGCCTGTGATAGAAATATCGGCAGCAGTTCCCCCTGTCAATAGAGTCCCCCCAGCCGGGTCACCCTCAACCACAACATATGATCCAGCAGACCCATTAGCGGTAATCGTGAAGGCTGTAGTTTGGACTTGGTTGTAGGTTCCGGCATTGATATGCAGGAAATTATTAGTCCCATTATTAATGTTGGTGATGCAGGAATTGAGTGTTGTCAGATTCGTTGCGGTGCAGACACTAGCCCCCTCAACTGGGGCTGTGTTATATGTTGAAGTATTATCCACCTCGACCGGGTTAGATCCACTCACGCCGTCTGCATCACTAAAGGTGATACGTACATCGAAACTAGTGGCAATGGGAAGACCAACAACCACTGTGCGGGCTTCATTGACATTGACGTTGGCAATTCCAGTCAGGAACTTCCGATGGTCAATGAACGGGGCATAAGCTGTAAGCCAAGTCATGGAGCTAGACGCCTTGTACTCGACTACGGCGGAGTTGTTGGCATTGTCATCCCCAGTAAACTTAGCTCGAATTGACAAAGTTGTGTCTGTCACATTCACAGTCATAACGCCAGTGGTTGTGGCGTTAGTGGCAGCAAAAGCTGAGGAGGCAAAAAGTGTAAATATTACAAGTAGGAGCTTCTTCACTTACCTACACCCATAGATGTTAACCTGCCAACACGCACTGAACCCCCGGCAGCTACCGCTGGAACATGAAAACCGCTAGCCCCCCAGATGCCGCTGGAGGCTGTCCAATTGTGGGCGTTCGTTCCAGAACCGCCGATAATGTAGCTCCCGGCACCTAGAACAACGGTGTTGTCGGTATACACAGCCGTTCCTGTACTTAAAGTAAATGAGTGAACCCCTTGGATAAATGCGAGCGTTGCTCCGGTAGCATCAGCCCCACTGACCGTTAGAGTTGGATTCGTACTGGTTGTTGGCCCCGTAGTTACCACGTTATCAATCAGGGAGCAAGATGCTGCACCCTGGAATGCAATAACAGACAAAGCAACCGGGCGTGAGGTATTCCATGTTGAATGAAGAGTCAAAGTGGTCCCATTGGTTGGGGAGTCCCGGCAGAATTCCAGTAGAGAGAAGTTGCCAGCCGAGTTAATAGTGCTGCTGGGAATCAATGTCATCGCTTGGGCTGTGCCACCATTATCCCAAGTGAGGGCAATAGGGTTGCTGATGGTATTCTGCGAAGCAAGACCTGCAAGAAGGATACAGTTTGATGTGCAGGACGAAAGCGTATACGTCCGATCCACAGACACACCTGGATTGACAGTGATAAAAGACCCTGCCGTATTGTTAGCCACTGCCGCTAATAGGACCTGACCAAGTAGAAGCCCTATCAGAACTGCTCTGTATACCCGATGCCTCATTTAGTTCTTCCTTATCAGGTTAATCCCACACCATGTCCCAGCCTGAGTTGCCCCACCCGGCACAGTCGTGCAGGCCCATGACAATGCAGTAGAGAAGGGGATGCCAATAGGGGTGCCAAAGGGTATTGGGTTATTGCCGCCTCCAGTAGGGGCTGTACCTCCAGGTACTTTGAAGGACATCAGGACCGGGGTGCTCCCAAGGGTCACATTAGCTGAAAGTGAATTGAATAGGGAGACATACACGTCACCCGTATTAGCCCCAGAGTCCACCGCAAGCCCATATATCTGTCCAGCCGCATTGGATATCTGGGTAACCGCAGAACCTGTAGCCATGTAGGTGGTCACACCGCTACCAGTGGCAGTGGCTGAAGAGAGCACCGCCACTATGTCTGTAGTGTTGACAGGAACCCAGTTAGCCCCATTCCAGTTGAATAAGAGGGCGGCTGTTGGCAGCGCCGTCCCAGTGCCAGGGATGGTTGAGGCTCCCGCGCTAACAGGGGCCGGACTGATAATGGATGCCTGAATGGTAGATGCCTTGAAACCCAGATAAGATATAGTAACCGTCCCAGATCCCGTTATGGGTGTGGACTCAAATAGCCTAAAGTAGGGGGCATTGCAAGTGGTTAGTGTGATAGCCCCGGCACTTGAGGTAACTGTCTGAGCACCGATGCAGTCAGAGGGTGAGGAAAAATCTCTAGTCCCAGACTGTTGTAGTTTTATGGCCCCAGCACTCACTGTGCCCACAACAGCAACCACGATGGTGTGAAGATAGACTCCAGCCGTGTTGCCCTGTGTGGCGTCAATAATAGGTCCAGTTGTGGAGGCAGAACACCCTGGCGAACAGCTTGTGGATGTAAAGTTTACAACCTGACCGGCAGGAGAGTTTACAGCATTCTGCTGGGCATGCACCCCTTTGGGCGGTATTTCCGCCAGAAGCGCAACAATCACCAGCACCACTAATAGGGCTAATCTCTTCATAGTTACCTCATTCGGCTGTATTGAAATCCTGCCCACTATGCCTATAGGTTGGCAAGACCTTTAAGTTACTAATTCTAAACCAGTTAAGTCAAACTCCAGCATGCAAAAGTGTAAACTTTACACCTCACTGAATTTGTTTTGAAAGCCACACGTCGAGGCACCATTTCGAACAGAAAAAAATCAGAGTGTCTCCAACTGTGACGCACCATCCGGGGCGTGGTTTTTTGCGTTTGATTTCTTCTTCACACTGCGAACAGTTCATTCACGGATCTCCTAATTGGATATTCGTCCCACTTATGTGGGAGGCACGTAGGCCGTAATGAATCCATTAACCACGGTGAGACTCCCATTAGTTCCAAAACCAGGGGTTATACTCTCTAAAACTACTGTTCCAGAGAATAAGACCGGAGGTAGGGCTACTCCGGAGTCCTTTATCTCCTCCCCTGTAACCCCTACTACAATATCGGTGGCGACAAACCCCCCACTAGTATCTATCGTCAAATTCCCATTGGAGTCTGGATAGGTGTAGGTCCTGTTGGCTGTATTGTTATGGACTAAGGTTCCTGTGAACAGTGTCCCGGAGAACCATATGAAATTGCCTACCAGTAAAGTTAGACCAGCAGCAGCCCAGTCTATAAACTCAGTGAGCACCCCAGCCAGTCTAATAGAGAACCTTCGTATTACATTGTTGGTAGCTGGACTGGACCACTCTGAGGAGTCTTGGTAGACCACACGGGAGACTGCTCCACTGTCCTGTAGACTCTCTTGAGAGGACATTCCAAATCCAGTTGTTGCTGCCCCACTAGTAAGTCTCTCTTTTAGCCGGACATTTTTGATGATGTTGGTGTCGGCATTCTTAAGCTGCTGAAGATAGCCCCCAGTAGTCACGAACTTGGACCCTATCCAAGTGTACTGAGTCTCCTTACCAGTATCGTTCTCAGTGAAGATGAATCCAAGGTCAGGAGTACCCAGGTCTCCTGGTATGCTAGCAATGGCTCCAACCATATCCCCAGCTACCCAGGTCCACACTACTGGGCCGGTGAAGTCTGAGCCTATATAGAGACTGTCACGATCCTCTTCATAGAACAGACCCCCCAGAGCGGCTGGTGTGGTCAGCCGAATGGCATGAGTCCCAGTCTGAGCACTCCCCCCAAGATTGGTTACAGTGTTGGTTAGGGTCTGGGTGATAAGCTGCTTTATCTGCTGCTGAGTAATCATCTGGGAGGCAGTTGGTAGGGATGCTACCTGCCGTCTCAGCGCAAACAGATTATCAAATACCATCTTCAACGCCGCATGGTCTGGGTTGGACTCTATGAGGTGCTGGGGATATTGCAGTCCTGGGTCTGGTCTGCTCATGACCTGATTCCTACTGGTGCCTCAATATCGTGGGCAAGCTGATAGGGACCTTGCCTGCCCCACTCACCTACATATAGGTCAGACTCACTCAGATAGGGTGCCCATTCCTCACTGGACACTCCCGTGAAGAAGTAGAGCATGGCCTTATTGAAGGTGAACGGGAACATTGTCTTTTTTAATAATCCTCCAGTTGATGGTAGTACCAATGGCAGGGGGGCTGTTCCATCCTGCACCGTAATAGTTATGGTTACTGGGGCTGTGGCTCTATAGGCAAAGTTCCATTGTCTCAGATGACCATAGCTGGCCCACCCAAATGAGGTGCCCTGAGTCTTCCATTGGGTTACTGAAACTGGCACCCCCTGATACATGGGCTGCCAAGCAAAGATGGTAGTAGGTCCATCAATTAAATCGAAGTGGTCCGACCAGTTAAAGGTAACCCCCATGTACTTCAGTTCCATACCTATTGGGGCATTGGTCTGGATTCTATTTGTGCTGACTGGAACTATGTGGCTACCTACTGAGACCCCACCGACTACTGGGACCACATTCACACTAGACCTAGGGGTTAGGTCAAGGAAGGCATCATTAAACAACTGATCCTCCCGAATATCCCCACCATTGTATTCGAATGTGCCGTAGACCCCAATGATGGGGGCAGAATTATCATTGTGGTTGGCAACCTCAGTGTAAACTTTACCCGCCGTATCCGTCAGCACCATCATGGCATACCTAGTGGAGGCTGTAAGTACAGTGCCTTCCGGCTGTTCTACCGTATAATGCCTGATGATTAGGTCAGCATAGTTGTCCACAATCCAGGCAGGGTTAGCCATGTCCCTCAGGTCACAGACTAAGGTTCTGGCCACTCCATTGCTGTCCCGATAGTCAAAGAACAGGTAAGAGTTACAGTAGGCTAGCCGGAAATCCCCAGCATATTTATAGTCCGGGGCAGCTACCTCACGACTATTGTATATGTAATCTACTGGGGTATTGATTCCCTCATGGGGGAATAGGGGATACAAGTCTGTATCGGTCAGGGATACTCCAATCCCCCCGGATGTCATCCAGATCCCATCCTTGGCCACAAAGTAGATGATCTTTCCATCTGTACAGTGGGCGTAGGGTGCTGCAAGCCCCCTGCTTACTGGGGCCTCAACCGGCTGGTAGCGGGTAGCTACTGAACCAAAATTGGGGTATAGCTTCCACCATCTGCTAGAGGAGGCTACCAGAGCGATGCCGTTGATAACTTCTCCACCCAGTAAAGGCTCAGAAGGCTGAGTGATCTCCTGATTATAGCTATCTGGGGCTGAGTCCGGCTGATTTAACTTGGAGAAGTAAAAGTTCCCTGGCCGGAACGGATCTCCCGTACCAAATACCGTACCCTCAGCATCAGGCCCCCACAGATAGGGCAGGTGCTGATTGGCAACCTTCGGCTCCAATACGGACAAGGTTGTAGGCGTGGCAGTCCCAGCATTCTCAACAAGTTGGAACAGATAAGCATAGTAGTTGGCTGCCGGGGGTGCCGCTAGTGTCTGGGCTGTTGGCCTAGTCCAGAACGTGTAGGCTGTCTGGGAACCTACAGTAACCAGAGTGCCGGGTAGCCACCTCAATATAGTAGCTGGAGCGGGATTGGTAAACGGGGCTGCCGCAGACCAGATAACCAGGATAGTTGTGCCAGTCACCCTGATGGTAGTGGTGATTCCATTGACAGTCCCAGCCGTGATGTTGAAAGGCACATCAATAGTTGGCCAAGGCTCAAAGTTGTCATATTCCAGTAGATCCCCAGCCGCAGCAGCCGTATCAAAGTAGTTGTCTACAAATGAGTCCGTCCCCCCAGTCTTACGGGTTGACCCAACATACCGCCAAGAGGTAATGGTGCCACCAAACCTGAATATGTCCCAGGTGTCCATTTGGGCATCCCCAGTAGTATCAGTCATAAAAAGGATATTAGGCTGCCTTCTGGGACTGACATTGTATCTGGTAGCTGGGGATGGATTGGACTTAACCCCAGTAACTGAGCTTCTACCACGGGTGATATAGAACAGGGGGGTATTGGCCCCCACATCTGGATGACCACCCCCACCTACGAACAGCCCACCAAAAGCAATGGTAACCACGTCAGTAGTCTGCACCTCAATACGGATACCATTGCAATCGGATAGGGTCCGGTTGAGGTTATTGCCTGCTCGTATTAGCTGCCTAGTAGGAACAAAGAGCGTAGTCCACTGATTGGATGGCAACGGCACAGTGGTAGTTACTACTACTGGATTCGGCTGGACATTACCCTGAAAGGACAAGTCTGTATTATTGGCGGCTGGATTATCCACAACCTGAGTAACCTGGGTTGCCGCTGGGGGGTGGAATACCAAATCGTTTACAGTGAACTGGATGTAGAAGTAGTTATCTGTATAGTTTACAGTCTGGTCAACATTGAACTTTATAGTCCCGATGACCAATTTGGACAGATCACTAATGTTGATGCCAATACCAATGTAATCATCCTGTTGGGCTATCTCATTGGTGGGATTCATCAACTGCTCGAATGGGTTGGTGCCCAGAGCTTGGGCGTAGTTAGCCGTGCCAGTTCCACTTGTTGTGCTGGATACGCTGGCAGACTGGATAGTATCCCCAGCCGTGACAAGGTTGGCCCCTGTCACTACAATAGCCCCAATACCTGAGATTACGTCTCCAGCCACGAAAGCATTAGCGGTGCTAACTTCAAAACAGATGGTTCCGTCCGGCCCTGTAGTGGTGGACAGCACAAAGCACTTCTCAGTAGTAGCCCCATGAGCCAACTTGACTAGGGCCGACCGGCGCAAAGAGGCTATAACTGAATCTGTATAGATGGAGGCTGCCTGAGGGTTGCCTGCCTGAAATGTTGGTGATGTGGCATTGGACGGGAATTGGGTAGCCGCGATAACACAGCGCCCAGTAGTCCCAGCATAGTAGAAGATGGAAGCGATAACAAGATTGGTATTCCCGTTGATCGGGGGTAACACATCCTGCACCACCGTGATGATATTGTCCCCTCCTTTATCAAGCTCGATAACCATGCCAAGCTGGAACTCATCAGTGTTAGCCACCTCTAGGCTATACCGCTTATCTACTCCTGAGGCTGGGTCTGCGAAAATGGACCCAATGTTAGATACTGGTAGTCTAAATGTATCTGAGGTGGCTCCTCCAGTTCCTCCAGGTGTCCAAGCTGCTGCATTTCCAGTAAACTCATAAACAGCAAAGGATTCGGGGCAAGCACTAGGAGGATTCTGCTGTTCCTCCAGTCCCACATTAGACATAGTTACTGCATTCAGGCTGTCGGGCACAGAGAACTTCTGGTAATCATTCTGGGTCCCTATGTACATATAGGGATTGGGTGACTGGTTGGGGCGGAACGGAATCATCCAGGCCCCCAGAGAAGTTCCAGCTAGAGTCCCAACCAAAGTCCCATTGTCCAGATAAATCTGGTTATTGGCATTGCGGGCCAGGAATCTGGGCATACTGTCTGTAGCCAAAGCTGCATAGGCTCTGATGTCCGTAATAGCTGCATTGGTTGTGGCAAACAGCAAATCATATCCCGGACGAGTGGCCACAGTCTGAATATCATAAGATCGAATGTTCTGAGAGTAGGGAGACTTAGTAGCCTCAATAGAATCAGCCGGGGCATTGATTTTAATGCCCTGAAAGTGTGCTCTCCAGCCTCCCTCCGGCCTTTGGAATCCTGCCATTACTGCTCATCCTCTGGTGTAAAGTTTACATCGTCATATACTGGATTAGCCTCAGCCTGTAGCTGACTAAGCTCATAGGTGGGTTTAGTGAACTCCCCTAACTCATTGAGCTTATGGTTGTAGACTAATGCCTGTTTGTGGAACCTCTGGACTAGAGGGATAGTGCTGATAAACTCAGTCCCGCCCATCTTTAATGCCGCCATATGCTGGGCATAGTCCAGGATGGCTTCTAGGTCATCCTTACTAACCTGAACAAAGTCCCCATCATTAACTGGGACTGGGGCATTCTCCACCACCATCATGGTCACGGCATAAACTGCATCAGGTCTAGGGCCTATAGCAATTAGATTCAGGCCAGCCACTCCCAGCATGTCGGGTGACCCTACTGGTTCTGCCTGCCAGCCCACCCGGTAATCATCATAGTTTTGGATTGCATCAATATCCAAAGGCAGGTTATTGATACGGGCATAGAGGATAGCTGGAGAATTCATCAGTATGGCTAGCCCCTGCCTATACCTCATCTCGCAGTACTGTGCCCTGATCGGGTCCTTAGCATTGCTCTCCCGGCTAAATAGGTCAGCCAAGGCACCCCACTTAATAACCCATGCGAAGTCATCCGGCACACCCAGCAGTGTGGAATTCTGGTCAGTCAGGGCTGGGCCAGCATCCACGGTGAGCACATCATATTGCCCAGGTACAGCGGGCTGAGTATCCACATCAAAACTTAATGGAGGCTCAGAGGACTGCCGGTAAGACGTAGGTTCACCAGGATCATTGGTTGTGTAGTTGGTGTCAAAAGCCTGCAATGCCCATTGGTCATCGGCCAGCAATGGGCTGGCTGTGAAACCTGATGGAGTAGTGACCGGCAACCACGCCACCCTCCTAATGTCAATCACTGAATCCGGCAGAATAGTCCGACCTGGATTGGCGGGCACATTGCGCTGAGTGATCGTACAGCCAGTTATAGAAAGTACTTCGTCACGTCTCCTCTGGATGGCATTGAGAATGTCGGCAATACTGAACTGGGCTGAACCTGTCCATGCCAATGGATATACTGAGGTGACTGGCTCTAATAGATGATACTGGATCATCTGAATAAGGTCATTGTCGGTAAGTGTGTATGCCCTCAGAGTGTTGGCAAGAGCCGGGATGTTGTACCAGAATTGGCTATTGTCTGTCTGGAATATAAACTCAGACTTCCAGAAGGAAGTCAGTCCATTCCAAGTCCTAAGTGCCTCCACAATGTAGGCATTCTTTTCAGCATTAGACCAGAAAGAATTAGCTGTTGTATCAAATAGCCGCTCAGAGAGTTGGGTGCGGATCTGACCTAAGTTAGAATAGGTATAGGGCATTTAGTTCCACTTCTTCCGCACTTTGATAAATAGCGTTAACGACCCAAGGTCTACCGGAAAAATCGTGGTGTTTGTGAGCAACACAACAACTGTGTCCAGCGCGGCGTAGGCATAGAAGATCAGCCCATCCGACTGAAGATTGGTAGCTAGCTCAACGAAATCACCTACCGCAGACCCTGTTACAGATATCGTTGTTTTAACGCTGTTCCCGGCCATCCCAACGGCGGGTACGCTTGGCGGGTCCCATGTCGCTTCAACATATAGCGGGATGAACACTGGATCTGGGACATTCGAGATGTAGTTGTCGCCCCACGACTGGTCATATACATCGACACTGAACGGGGCGTAGTCCAGTCTATTGTTATCAATGGTGTTGCCAGATGAACTGACCTTAATCCCAATCTTTCCATTCCCGGTGTTGTAAAAATCGGCAACCGAGTTCCCTGTGATGACGTTGTTTGCTCCAGTCTTGATGCCGCCGACCGTGGTAACTGGGCCATTATTATTGTTCAGCGTGTTATTGCTTATCAGGTGAAAAAACCCAAGACCTCCATCAATCCAAAATCCCGATGCGACCGTTGCTGAATTCCAGGCATTTCCCTGGCAGATGTTTGAAGTGCTGCCACTGCCGCCCATATAGATCTGGCCAGAGAAGTAGCCGACGTTCCCACTGAATACGCAGCCGCCGGAGTTCATGAAGTCAATTTCGCGGCCCGTGCGTGTTGTGCCAAAGGTGTTATTGCTGATGATATTCACTCCACCGTTGACGACGATGCTCGTTGTGCTGAAGGCTCCGGTCTGGAAACAGCTACTGCAAATCGAGTTATTTCGACCGTCGATCTGAATGACTGTGCCAGTATTGCGATTAAATTGGCACCCCCAGACATTGACATAATCTCCCTTGAGGTAGATGAACAACTGGTTACTGTCCGGCTCCGTGATCGTCTCCGCCTCAAATCTGATATCTGATATGTTATTCGTGCTTACACCTGTCAACTCCGCCTGAATATAAGGAGCAAGGTGGTTGACTTCCATCCGTCCACCGTGGATTCCAATTGACTCACATGCACCATTACCTCCGGTCGGATTCAGCCAGAGCGCAGGTTTCCCAACATCCCCACATTCGGTTATCACAAAGTCTGTGATCTGCGACTTCACCACAAAGTCGCAATTAATCGCGCACCCTTTAATGAAATGGAAATTACAGTTGCTGACGGTAGACTCCGTGAAGTCATGAAGATCCAGTGCTGCCGTACAGGTGTAGAATCGGTTCAGGACATCCATAAAGCACAGGCCTTGAACCTTTCCACCGTTAGTCCCTCGATCAGGCAAGTATATTGGCTGGGCTTGAAAGCGGAATATAGGACCAGAGATATCTGCTCCAAGAACAATAGCAGGACCATCCGTAGTGAACGTGTCTCCGGCCATCTCCGATAGTAGAGTGATCGGCTTCAACGAGGACCATACCACCGTATCTTTCACAAGATATTTTTCATTATGTGACGATGGGAAGAATACCGTTCCACCATTTGCTACAACAGCCGCCGCGACAGCCTTCAGAGCAGGAGTCGCGTCCGTAATCCCGTCCGTTGGGGTAAAGAACGGAGCAGCGGTCACATCGAGCCAGAGAGGGGTTGGGTCGAATGCCCGCAAATCTCCAATGGTAAACGGTGAGGCAATACCCAATCCAGAAAAGTTCACATCGTAGTTGCCATTCGGGACATAGAAGAACCATGTACCGTCAACGGATGCCGTGAAAGGATTCGCTTTCGGCGTTCCGACATCATCGGAATAGAGCGTTGCCAACCCGAGGGAGGTAGCTGTACCCCCACCAGATGCAGTATCACCCCCAAACTGAGCAAAAGTGAATGTAGTTGGTGCAACAGAGGTTATAATGAAAGTGCCATCAAAGGAGGAGTCTGTGACCCCTGTAATATTTACACTCTGGCCCTGAGCAAACCCGTACCCGGCAGGCATAGTTACCGTAACAATGTTGCCATTCCTAACTATATTGCTGATATTCAGGGAAATTGGGGTATGGATATACACGGTCACAGTAGCTAATGGGAAAGACCCCTGCACCTTAGTGGTGGAAGAGAGTCCTCCCAGAGCTACAATTGTGTTACCTTTTTCAACCCAGCCTTGTGCTTTCTGCATATATTAACAGGTTGTCGATGTGAGCAGCCCAAGTGTGAAGGTCATAGTGCAGGTCCCACTACCCGCCGCATTCCTGACTGTCACTACGGCTGATACTGCATTAGAGCCATCTAGTAAGGCCAACCACCCAGTATTCGTTCCATTACCAGTCGCTTTTCCCCAGATTGTAGTATTAGCCCCACCACTCTCATTCAAATACACATCCCCAACATTGCCGGTGACAACCCCGTTTGGGTTCCCAGCCCCTCTGACAATTTGGCTTCCATTAGCTCCTCCCATCCTGATAACCGAGGGGTTAAATACAGCATCCTTGTTGGGGTCCTCCCCTAAGGTGACCCTTCCGCTGGAATCTATCTTGACCATTCCTTTCGGATTAGTCCCATCATTAGCTGCTAGCCACTTCTCATTAGCAATCACAAGAGGATTACCATTCGTGGTACGGTCGCCAGCCAGAGATAGGGTTCCGCCAGTATAGGCATTTTGGGCATCCCCATCAATTTCAACATGGTCATTAGTATTGCTGATACGGATAATCTTCTTCTCTACCCCAGATGCAATGGTGGATGCCAAGGCATTGTTGTCAACCAAGGCAATGGAGTTGACGGGGTTTGCAACCCCTAGACCTAACCGGGGAACCTGGGTATTAGATGCTGTTGCATCATTGTAATCCCAGTCGATAAAAACAGACCCCCCAGTTACAATTGTAGCCCCGGCATTAATGTCAAAGAAATTACCAGAGGCTTTAATACTGACGGAGGTATCAACGTTTAACGCTACCCCAGTACGAGAATACAAGTTGTCTAGGAGCTTTACACCACCAATGGAATTTCTGAAGTAATACCCATTCTGATTAACCGAAGCCGCCGCATAGCAATTCCGAACTGTGGTATTGAACGTTGATATGTTCCCTGGAGACCAGAAAATAGTATATCCAGCCGCATTGGTGGACTGCTCCGTCCGGCAATTGTTAATCGAGTTGTTGTAGCTAGTAACCAATTCCCCAGAACTTAAATAATAGAACCCGTAGGTTCCACCAACCCATGCCTGATAGCCGTCCCATGTATTGTTGGTCAGCCATACCCCGGAATCAACTATCCAAATGGGATTTATACTGACAGCACTACCGTTAATGCAATTGCAGGCATATATGTTATAGAAGTGGGAGTGATCCATCTGAACAATGTTGCTATTCGGATCGGCCACAATATGGAATGGCTTATCAGCGAAGTCTGTAATGTCATGAACATCAAATGTCTGTCTCCCCCCAAGTTGCATCCCAGTGCTGGCATTAGTGGTATCATGCCAATTTGATATAGCAACATGGGAGATTACTAACTCCTCGGCATCCACAACATTGATGGCAGTTTTAACTCTGGAGGTATTCACAATGGCATCCAGAGTGAGTCCCGTTATTTGACCATAGCCTATGGTCACGGATGAGAGAGCTTTCCATAATATGAGGTTGGCTGTACCGGAAGGATTGAATTCCAATACAGTTACTGCTTCCCCCAACCCCACAATGGTTGTACCACTAAATGCCACCCTCTGCTCTACTGTAGTGGTGAAGACAGCGGCACCCAGCAGCAGATTGACCGGCCCATTTGCACTAGCAAATATGTTCTGGGTGATGTTCTGATTACCACGAAAATTACGGGCATCAGCAGTTCCACCCGTACTGGGCAGAGCGGCTATGCAGGAAGCTATCTTAGCCCCTGCATTGGCCCCAATATATCGAGGAGTGGAACAGTCAAATACTGGCCCCGTAGATGGATCATATATGGTGACACTGGGAAGAGTGATAGGGGATGGAATCCCAGCCCCAGACCTAACTATGTCGTATTGACCATTGTTGGTAAAGAACGTCCAAGAACCATTGAGGTTTGCCGTAAATGGGTTACTCAGAGGAGTTGGCACAGTCCCATTGTCGGAGTAGATAGTTGCCAGAGTAACAGTTCCAGCACCATAGACTGTAATGACACACTGGGGGAAACTCCGCTGGACATTAGTGGAACTATTCAGCCCACCGGAAACTACCTTCTGGTTGCCAGTTTCGCAGAACCCATTGGCTGCCCCCAGGGAGTAGCCCATGCAGGGGAAGAGTAGGAAGAGTAGAAGTGTAAACTTTACACGCATTAGATTGCTGCTCCTGGGTAGGCAGTCTGGCTAATCGTATTGTACAAAGCGTAGTATTTACCATATAGAGAACTACGCCTAACTCTAAACCAGTTGTCGATAAACTCCCTATCCTGCATCCTCAGTTTCCTATACAGAGATTGATAATTAGCCTGGGTCTCACCCATCAGGAACTTCCAATCCGGCCCTTGATTTCTAGGCAATGCTCCTTTATTGGCCTCAGCCCACTCGTAGGCGTATACTTTGGCTCTGGCAATTACAGCTTCCTCAGTAACCTGTGGAGGCAGTGTGTCAGAATTACTCACAAGGTCTGGGAACTTCCTGATGCCATAAAGCTGGTAGGCCCGGTTGGTGAGTGGCACACCCCACAGTTCAAAGATAGGAAACCTGTAAGTGGCTGTGTTGTTCGGGTCTGTCCCCGTAATGAAGGGCACCACATGAGTGGGAAAATAGTACCAAGTCCTCTGGGGGTCCTGCTCATTCAACCACGCCATGTTCTGGTCAAGTATCAGGTCAGTGAAATTCACCATATCCCTAACCGACACAAAACTCAGATGATCCTGAAACGGCGCGGGATAGTAGCACTGATATATCTGGTATCCGTTGCCGGTCACTGCCGGTGCATCTGGAAAGCCCCTATCAAGGGTAAGGATGCTGGCACCATCCCAAGCAGTGATATTACATACTGTGGATATACCAACCCGGAACTGTCTTTGATTGATGGGGTTGAAGGTAGTCAGTGATGCATTGACAGCAGCAGCCGCAACACCATTGAGGGTGACTAGGTTGGAACCCTGGACAGCCGTGGCCGTGCCGGTATTAACCAGTGGAGGAGCTATCCAGTTGCTGTCATAGCACTGAAAGGACCAGAGATTCTGTCGCCTCAGGTCGGCCCAGGCCCTATTAACTATTGTTTTGCAATAGCTTATAGCTATCTTGGGGACCGTACCGCGTATCTCCCTAACCATGTTAATAAAAGCCACAGTACCCCCAGATGTGGCAAAGGGGTTGGGAAGCCCCAACCCCCTGCCTGTAAGTGTGCTACGGACTACTTACCAGCGTGCTTGCGGTGTCCACCCTTACGTTCCATCTTCTTGCGTTCTTCCTTCTTCTCTTCTTTCTTACTCTCGTGCTTGCCACCCATGTGCTCTTTTGCCACAACTGCCTCCTTTAGGAACTTTTTGCCGTGCTCTTTCGCTTCATATCTAGGGGTTTCTTCTGACTCTTTCATGCTCTCCTACCCGCAGACTTCCTAGGCTCTGACTTGATCCTACCTTCTTTACGAAGATAGGAGAGCAGGATGGCCTTAGCCTGCTTCTTCTTCTTTACTATCGGGCCACCCTTGCCGCTGTGTAGCGTGCCCTCCTTGAAGTCAGTCATTACCTCGGAGGCTGGCATTTTAGTAGTCCTTAGTGCTGTCGGGGCAGTAGTCCGGGTGGTCTACCCGTCTTCCAGTCTCAGGATTGGTGTGGTAGTGGTGACCCACCTCAACCTGGAGGGGCCTGGGATTGTGGGCAATCTCCTTGACATTATTGCCATCACAGTCAGCCCTAGCTGTGGGAGTGTAAACCGGAATCTGACTCTTCTTGGCCATGTAAACTTTACACCTCAAAAAAGGGGGTAGAGTGACAGCCCTACCCCGTAGTGTGCGCTCGCCTAGGAGAAAACTGCTTTGAACCTAACGACCTCGCCAGACAAATCAACGGCGGGGGCGACTTCGGCATTGGTTGCTAGCACGTACCAGAGGATGTTGACCTTATATACACTCTGATTCTGGGCTGTTGGGGCCGCATCAATCGGAAGATACTGCACACGGCAGTAATAGGTTCCGGAGTATGACAGACCCTGGCCGGTGTCCACGAAGTCAAACCCACCTTTACCAAACTGAGCAGCCGTAACTAGCTGACCCCCAGTGGCATAAGATAGGGGACCCGCTAACTCATAGATCCCTACATCTTTAGTGCCCCAAGCCTGCTGGTAGCCAGGAAGTGAGGCTGCTTGTTGTGCGTTCACAGATACCTCCTAGTTACCAATGCAGCGGTAGTCGATAACAGTTGTGACAGTATTGGGTCCGGTGAGGGTCATGGCTGTCCCAGAAGTCTTGTTGATGGCAATACCGCCAGCGGCCACAGCCGCAGTAGTGCCTTCGGGGGTTGCCGTACAGACGTAGCTGGTGCTGGTGGTAAATGGCAACTGAGTTATAGAGGCAATGGATGGGCTAGCAGAACTCAGAGCCACAGTACCATATGCCTCAATCAGACCCGCAGCACCAACACCCGTATTGGCGCAAGTTGCTGTAGTTCCACAACTTTGATTCACCTTAACCAAATATGCTGTAGACGCCTGCTGGGGTCCGGCAATTCGAGTAATGGCAGATCCAGAAGTCTCCACATAAGCCATCAGGGTATTGCCTGATGCCATAGCTGTGACTGGGTTGGTAGTAATGGCCACAGTTCCAGAAGAATTGGCATAGACAAAGTTGCAACCCGCATAAGACGGCGAGGAGCAATCAGACTTAGATGTGGTAACTGAGCCGGTCCCCGCTGTAATGGTGACCGCATGGCCACCATTAAGAACAGTCCCTGCCGTCCATTTCACCACGGTAGCAGTGGACTGAGCCACATTGGGTAGTCTCAGGTTGGTCTGAGCCAGTGCCGTGCCTTGCAAGATGAGGCAGAAGACAACAGCCAAAGACGCAATGTAAAGTTTACGCATGTTCAAATTCCTCTCTACCTTCGATGATAGGCTTTGGGGTATCTGTTCCGGCAGTATTCAATCCCGTAAACTGATTCCACCAGCTTGCGCTGCTCTGGATTCACACGGAGATTTTCTTCTGCCATCCTACGGCCTCTTTCAGCCGCCTCATCCCACCCAGTCAGCAGCCCCCTGTCTTGAAACAAGCGGGCTGCATTCTCGTGGGGCTGTAAATCCTGCTGGTTCATAACCAACCTAGAAACGGACCCTCTTCATATCAATATCAATGACAGAGGCCGTGGCGTTGGCCGGGGCCGTTTCAGCCAAGCCCAAAAACGCTCCCTGCATGTTCTGGACATCATCGAATGTAGGGTTCGCAACATTACCAGCGAACACATCCAGAGTCCCGACATCAGCACCGGCACCAGCACCAGCCGCGTAAACACCGCAACCAGCAGCCGGGGTAACTCCGGTCAGCACTGCCCTGAACAGAGCTTTGACCTTGCCAGCCGTCTGCATCCACCAGGAGTTACCGGAAACCAGCGTGTTGATAGACACGCCAGCCCAGTAGTTGGCTCCCATAGCACCAGACTCATCAGGTGTGGTGGTGTAGCTGTCATCTGTAGAGGCAATCCGCCAGAACAGAAGACGGTTAATAGTTGGGGTGGCTGTGGCAGTCAGGAAGGTGGTCATATACTGATACAGACCCCCATACAGAGTGCCAACAGATGTCTTAGACATGGCCAGTGCATCAGCCATGCCCAAAACCAGACGATCACCGGGGATATCCTGAATGCCCTGTGTCGCCCCCACTGAAGCAGGTACGGTGGTCAGGGCACCCTGGATAACAGAGTCCCCAGAGCCACCGTTAAGGTAGAAGCCGCCCGCAGCAGCACTTAACTGTTGCGGCTGTTTTGTCCAATTTGAAGGCATATCGTGTAATCCTCCGGTGTAAAGTTTACGCTTCCGCCTTAGAAGCCTATCCCGTAAAACTGCTTGTTGTTGCGCGGGGTGGGGGTATAGAAGTTAATACCCTCTTTCAGGAACATCACAACCAAGTCCGGGTTGTTCTGGGACCTGATCGGGGGCGTAAAGGCAAAGTTGTACTCTGCCGCAGCAGCTTGGCGAACCTTCCAGCCCTTCAGGCGGAACAGGAACAGCACTTCACCAACGTGAATGGTGGTAGCTGCCGGGAGATTGGACAGACTGGACGGGGCAGCCGCCGATGTGAAATTGGCAGGCTGAATAGCCGTAGTCTGGGACAACCCAGAGGGCAAAATCTGGCCATACTTGGTAGACGGGCAGAGTTTGTCCACATAGATGTAGGCATCCAGAATCTTGAGACCGGCCACGCCGATGCTCATGTCTGTCTCAATCGTGAATCTTTGCTTGGTCTCCTGGCGCTCTGCCAGATAAGCCCAAGCGGCTTTGTTGGTGCTACCGCTATCAGGCGGTTCAACACAGTCCAGATAGCCTTCCAGAACTGTCTTGTAGCTGATCTGGCCAGTATTCCCAGCCTGATCGCCGCACCAGAACGGGATGGAATTGAGGGCCACACCCACCGCGCCGTTACGGGCCTGTCCGCCATAATTGGCAAACACATTGCCGTCCCAGCTATTGGTGACTCCATCATTCAGCGCCTCTGAAGCACCGTTGATGAAGAACTGCCGGTTATCCACCACGGCAGTACCAGACTGAGGTTGGCCGTGCCGGTAGAAGTCAATGCCCAAATCGGTGTTGAGTGCCTGGACCGCATTGGTCATGTACAGGTCAGACAACTTGATGCGGCCAGCAGGCCCAGCATTGATAACATCAGTCTGCCAAAGGTTCAAGGGTACAGTTTCAATGTACTCCTTGGGCGCGAAGGCAGTTGCCGCCAGAATCTGAGTCTGCATGATGTTGACATCAGCACCGGGCTGATGGGCACCACCTGAGACACGGTTAAACTGGAAGGGTTCCTGCATAACCGTCCCACCCAGGTACTCATCCAGCACGCCCGAAGCACGCATTTTCCGCTGAATGCCTGGATCTACAAAGAAGTTGTCATAAACTACATCTTCCCTAAGATCCGCAATCGTTGCGGCTGATATTTGGTCATAGATTGGATCGGCCACGGCTACCCTCCAGTGTAAAGTTTACGAAGGAATCAAGTCCCCACGTTTGGCTGCCGCTTGCACAGCCCGTTCAATTCGGCCCCGAGAAATTTCATTCTCGTTCTTCTCCCAGGGCTGCTTGCCAGCATCAGCCTTCTTGCGCTCAACGAAGGGGTTGCTGGAAGGCCTGAGAGTTTGCAGGTTGGGGTTGGAACCCCCATACTGCACCATCAGTTCCTGTTCCCGCTTGGATACCGCGTCAGAAATCTCTTTCTGGCGGGCAGCTTTATCCAACTCATCCCGTTTGGCGGTAAAGTTGAACTTGCTTTCCACATACTGCCGGACACTCTGTTTTGCCGCCTTGGCCTCAGTCCGCATCTGCTTCAGATTCAGGCGCTGGCCAGGATAGAGTTGCATGAAATCCGACACCAAATCCTGGGCGTCCGCAATCGCATCCCCTGTGGATTCAAAGGCTTTGGTGAAGACATCTGCCGGGACATAGCGAGGATCAATCCGCTCTTGCCGGTCTCGTTCCTCGGCAGCCTTGCGGGCAACCTCAGCTTCCTCAGCAGCAATCTGGGCCTCAGTCTTGCCACCGGCCCTGGCAGCCGCAGCACGCTTGAGAGCTTCAGTACGGGCTTTCTCAGCCGCAGCTTCCGCCTTGGCTTCATCCCGCTCTCTCAGCAATTTGGCATGCTCAGGAGTGATCTCATTTGTGAACCACTTGTCATAAGCGTCCAGGTCGGTCAGGGCCTTTTCACCATTGCTCAGTTCTGCTTCAAGATCGGCCCGAAACTTGGCATTGGACAGGAGAGGTTTCAGGTCTGTCATCTCCTGCTCTGTGTACCCTTTACTTTTCATCAATGCTTCTAATGTCATGATGTTTGTCTCCTATTGGGGTGGTGCTGCTGGTTGCGCTGGGGGCTGTACCGTCATTATTTTCATCTGAAGTTGCTGTACGGCATTGTTAATAGTCTGCACTTCAGGGGTGGCGTTGGGATACTTCTGAGCAATTCTCCTAGCAGCAGCCACAATTGCCAGGATGTTACTTGCATCCTCCATTGCCCCAGGGTCCTTCTCAGGAGGTGCTGGTGAGGCATCTGCACTGGGATTCCCAGGTGTAGGTTGCTGTTCTCCGGTTGTAAAAGAGCCGGGATCACCACCGCCTGGGGGACCTTGTAATCTTGGGGGAGGAGTGAGAGGCACAAGTGTAAACTTTACGCTTTCCCGCCGGACATTTTGCCGGGATTCTTTTTCATGCTGCCAACGATCTTAGGCTTGGACTTTCCACTGCCTATGCCGCCCATATCCGATTTCAGCTTAAGACCATGATCCTTTTTGCCGCCGATCTTGGGAACCACTGGAAGATGAGCCATCTAAAACTCCTTTGAAAAGCAAAAAGCCCCAAACTCCCTACTGGAAGCTGGGGCCGATTGGTAGGGCCTAAGCCCTCAACTCGGATACCTCAACAAGATACTAAGCTAGATATTGCGTTTATATCCTGTCAAGGATAATTTTCGTTCAGCACGCCTACCACGCTTGGTTCTATGTAACTTCTTTGGAATCAGTAACTTAGGGCATCTTTGGCAGGTCTTACTAGACTGGGCGGGTTCAGGATGAGTGACTACCTGTAGAGCAAAGGTGACTCCACATAAGGCCATACTCTGGCCTTCTTTAAAGTAGTGGTCTATACGCCCGTAACTAGCAGGGACGGTGATCCATCCTGGCTCTCGCTGGAACATTTTGATGTCTCCGTGACCTTGATACTACTGACATTTCCACTACCATTACAGTTAAGTTCTATCCGGCCTATAAAGCCCTTTTTGATTATGCCATGCAACGTCAAAACCATCTGGGCCAGCGCGTCCTTGCCATCCTGTCTCTTACAGACAAGTTCAAACACTCTCTCCCTGGTAAGTCTATCGGATACTGGCTGTACTGTAGCTTCAGTCGGCAAAATAGTCCCTCTTGTAAACTTTACATACTACGAAGTCAAACAAACACACGGCTACAATGGGTAGATTGGACAGGAGCACTGCTATAGTTTCCCACTCAACAAGCATCAGCTACCTGTCTGGCTAACAGCACTCCTAGTTCCGCCATCCTTCTGGACTAGTTGGGGGGCCTGTTGGCCTACTGGGGGCCGTCCTTCCTGGTCGCCACCCTGCAACTTCTTCAGTGTCTCAACCATATTGGGTGTAGGATTGACCCCGGCCTGCATGAGAGCATCCACCATTTGCTTTAATTTGAGGGCTTCAATGGCGGCATCCCTTTGCTCTGCCATGTACCTTTCGTACTCAGTCGGTGCATCCGGCCCGCCAAAATCAGTAATGTTCCAAGCCCCAGCAATAGTCTTAGAACTGATCGGCACACCCGCTTTTCTGAGTTGGATGTATCCCAACTTAACTGCCATCTGGGTAATCTCATGGGCAGTGTGGGGAGCAATGACGTACTTGAGGTTTTCGGCAAACCATCTGGCCCGCTGTTGGAGACTGTATTTGCTGGCTGGAGCCTCACCCCGCTTGATAGGGTCTGGAACCTCATGGGGCATGTGGGAGGGTATCAGTTTCTCCGGGTCAAAATCGTAAGTCATCTTACTGATTTTATCAGCACCCACATATGTCATTAACTCCCTGACATCATAATACTGGGGGATGATGTACCGGACCTGATTGCCGATGATAGAAAGAGTCTGCTCAATACTCCGGGTGATATCGCTGACTATTGGTCCTGAGGCTTCCAGTAACTTCTCCATTGCCGTCTCAGAATTGACCAAACCCTGTGCTCTGGCCATAGCCGCCACGTCATTGACTCCCATCTGGTAGTCCATAGTGGCCTCCAGATGCTGGATAGCCGTGAATATTTCCGGCTGGACTCGTAACACTTCGGGGGGTACAACACTAGTGAAGGGCTGAGTAACTACGGAGCCATCATAACCCACACGGCCACGGGGCTGCATCGGATCATACTCCATAGCCTCCTTAGTGGTAGTCGAGTTAATGTCATACGCCAGGGACATATCCATCTGTGCCCTATTCTTATCCATAGTCCCCCGCTCAAGCTCATTGAGGGACATCTGAATCTCATAGCCGTCTCTAACAAGTGAGTATCCAGCCGGATCGAAGGCCCAGCTATCCAAGCATAAGGGTGTTAATGGGAGTTCTCCATGCCAGTCAAAGGCTGGTCCATCGTACATTACACACTGTTCGGAGGATATCATCAGGCGACGGTAGGGGTAGACTCTGGCATCATTCTCATCGGCTCTCTTGCCGTGGGGCATTTCAGCGCCCACTGGGTAGACTAGATAGGACCAGGAATTTAGGGGTTTGCGGCTACCCCTCTCCCCATAAAAATCACCCATCTCAAGAGGGTCATCTCCCTCATGTATAGATAGGTCTTGTATCCAAGTTTTGCGGATTGGCACATAACAATCCGCCATAGTGTTATCCCCACCGGATGGCTTAAGCCAACTGCCAAACATCCTCTGGAGCAGATTGCCTCTGGCTGCCGTCCTAATCTCAGTGGCATACCACACTCTGGAGGTTGTTGGGTTCAGTCTATTCTGGAATTTTGGGTAGAGACCATGCGCCATGTAAATGGGCATTTCGTCAAGCAGGCTTACTGCATACGCCTTTTGGTAATCCCCACTTGAAGGTAACTGGCTGGGCAGGATTGAAGGTTGGCCGTAAGCATCCAGAAATAGTGACCCACGGCCCCGGCCTGCTTGTGCCCTCCTATATCCAGTATGTAGCCACCCTGTATTGGTAGCTGCCGCCCAGTCAAAAGCACTCTTCAAGGACCTGTCCAGAAATTGCTCCTGATAAATTGCCGTAACTGCCTGATTCATCATCATGGCATTTTCGGCAAACATGGGATTGTTGGAGGAGAACCCTGCCAGAGGCCGGATATTAGTTACAGCCCCTCTAACCTGACGGAGGTTCCTTTTTAGACGGGCAGTGGATATAGTTGAGCGATATGATGGAATTTTAGATAGGTCTACCCGTCCAGCAATGATCTCGAACGCCTTGTGATGGTCACTCCACCCTCTCTGCGTCTTATTCCAGGCCATCCCATCTTCACAGTGCTCATTCAGCCAGCCTAGCTTGTAGTTCTCACTGACTTCTCTAGGTGGAACTTGCCATTCCCGCCAGGACTTAGCCATAGAATACTCCTGTGTAAAGTTTACAGTTTGTCAAGGACACTGTGAGTGTGCTGTATGGGGTTGTCAAATTCCAGAGCATCCAGATGCCCAATCTGAGAGGTGAACTTCTTCTCGAAAATTTCCCGCTTCTTCTCTCTCATTTCCAACCACATCCTGATGAAGTCCTTTTCGTATTCACTGGTGTTGGAACTGTTCAAACGGGCTGTCAGGCGGCTCTTTATCTGTGCTCGGCGGGCAGATGTCATCAAATTGTCCCTATACAACTCAGCCTGTTGCTCCGCCTGTAGCTGGTTTTGCAGTTTCTCCTGCAATTTCTTGGCCTGAGGAAGGGTCTCAGCAATCATCATTTCAAACCCCATCTTCCTCATGTGCTTTCTGAACCGTCTGGACAGATCATCAGACGGGAGGATATGGGCATACCCCGCTTCATTGATAAAGTAGATAATGGGACTGATTTTACCCTGTGCAAGATGCTCTACGGCCATAGCATACCCCCGAAAAGTGTAAACTTTACACTCTATTAGTGTCTAAATCTATCTAAATTTCGCCTATTAAGCAGCAATTGGTCAAGTGTGCCCACCGCAGCCGGTGCATTGGGGTTCATAACCCACCCCATACTGGGCACAATACTGATTTCCGGCATTTCATCCTCAGTTTGTGGGACTAGCTTCTTATTACCCCGCTCAGCTAGGGTGTCCATGTCGTGATTGATGAAGGTGGCTATGGCGTTTCCAAACAGTCCATCATCATGAGCAATGGAGGAGTGTTCATACTTTTCCTTGCCAGTTGTGGTGTAATGCACCTCAAATGTACGACACTCATCAATGGTAAAAGGGCTGTTAAGTTTGTACCATCCATTCTTAATGGCATGGATGAAGTACCCCAAGAGTAAATCTCTTGACCACCTGACTGTATACCATCCCACTTTCTGACTGGACTTCTTATTAAGTTCAACTGAGTCATACCGGCCAAAACGGAAGAACCGTCCCAGCGGATAACCCATGCGTCTAAGTTGGACTTGGCAGGTGTCTCCAACGGCTGCAATCTGCTCAATGGCACACCAAGGCCACTTAAGAATATCATTAGGATGATTGCTAAAGCCCCTAAGAAAAAGAGCAATTGGAAAAGCGAAGGCAAAAGCCTCAACGTGGTTGACGTACTCGCTTCTAAACTCAGCAACTTGGATGTCAGGGACAAGGCCGTTTCCTTTCGTGGCTCCCGCTATTACAGTGGAGTCCTGAGAAATTCCGTTTGATGTGTCTATGCCCAGACTGGTCTCAAGCGTATCCTTCTGCATGGCCTTAGGGAAAACAAATAGCTTGCCGTCAGCATAGGGCAGCTTCTTCTTAATAATGTCATAATCATCCACCCTAGCATTAACCATATCCTCAAACAGGCTATACTTGATGGGGATAAGCTCATACCTATAGGTGATGTCATCCCTCCTATTCACATGGGAGAGGAGGATTCTGTTTTTGTCGTAGTCGATTTCGTCTTCCGGCGGATCAAATTTCGAATCAATCGCAGTACCAACAATAGAATAAACATCAAACTCCTTATCTCTATTGGTATTGGCTATATTGATGGTCTCCCGGCCAAATACGTTATCATAGCTGCTCTGCATGGCCTCAACATCATCGCAGCACAATTCCTGCATCAATGTGGTCATACTTCCTGAACTATAGTGCTCAAAGTAGTTGACGAAGTAAAACCACATCTGTTCTGGGGGCATAATCCAATCCTTGCCGAACACATCAGCAAGGGGTGGAGAATTCCGCATGAACAACTCAGCCTTAATAATCTGCTCAGTGACCTTGCTGGCCAATTCATGCCCAGACCAGTCCTGCATGGGATGCATGCTCATCCAGGTCTTAGTAGGATAAATGTCCCTCGCACAGGGCCAATGGAAGAATAATGCCCTCAGTCTGGACAGCCCATTAGCCCATTGCTCTTTAGCGAACTTATACTTATCTGGGAACCATCCGGTATCGCCTGCGAAAGTTGACTCCAGCACACCAAACACCTTGGGTGAAGCATGAACAGCTTTAAAGATGGCGGCTTCAATTTGTTGAACTGGGTTAGGGTATGATGAAACCTCGGATAGGTGATAGACGGTAGGAGTCGCGCCTCTAGCGATCCCAACCTTCTGGCCGCCCTTAGATTTGCTAACACCAGAGCCGTGCTGGATAGAAAGCCTAGAGTTGAGGGTGTTAAACTCAAGAATTCCAGGAACAGTTTCAACTCGTCGGCTATACTTTCGTTTGATCCACCAGGGCAAGTTGTCATAGGCAAACAGTACCTTCCTTCCCATTTCCTCCGATTTAATACGATCCGCTGAGGCTGTAACTGCTGCCACGTCTTTATGAAAAAATACGCGGTGTCCAACCAACAACTCAACAATGGTAGTGACGAACTGTTGTCGGCCCTTACCAGTTATCAACTCAATGGCGTGACCCTGGCCCTCCATACTCGCAATGGTCCTGAAAAATACCCTCTGGGTATCTCTGAACTTGAAGGGTACGGCAGTGTTGGTCTCATCCAGCAGCCTTGCGTAACGAGTGAGGTAGTAGGCGGCATCACAAGCACAGAGTACCTTCTCATTTCTGATAAACTGGTACTCTTTGGGGGTCAGGTCTCGTGTAAACTTTACATTTCCCTGCTCATCTTGTTCTTCCCACTTCTTCAAACTATTAGTGAAGTTGGTTACCTCCGTTTTGGAGTGGTAAATGGGCACAAAACCAAAGGAGTGCTGGGCGAAGTCAAGGCGCTGGGCTATTACGTCCTTATGGTACATTTATATAGCTCATCCAATCCCCAGCTTAATTCCAGCCTCATAGCTGGACATGATACGACCCTGAATTACCCCATGTACAATATATATGGCTTCTACCCGATGTACACCAAAAGCCTTTAATCTCCTATACATTGTAGAACACCACTCTGGATGTCCGTAGAATGGATTCAAAAGTGAGGTGAAGTTTGGATACTCCCCAAGTACATTGAAGACCACCTCATTTCGCAAGTACTCTATAGTTCGGACACTAATTTCATCATATATTGGGTTAGCCATCTGATTCCTCCGCAAGGATATCAACAACTGTAACTTCAGCATTACGCTTGATGCTCGCTGAGTCATACCTCTCTACCGCCTCCGCTATCTTATCGTCATCGGAGTTGAGTTGGTTTACGTTGATGCTCTGCTGCTTTCGGTTATCTACACTCCCATAGTTGTTGAATACCTGATTTTTTGGGGCTGGCATGAATCCCTGTTTTTGCAGGACAATCTTGCGTTCATCCCCACCCCTGGTGGTCTTAGCCAGCTTAATCGTCTTCTTGACAATCTCTGGGTGGGCTGCTGCCGCCATCATGTCACTAGCCAGAGTGCCCTGCTCTAACACAGCCTGCATCAGCACTCCAATCATGGTTTTCGGCGTGGACTTGGCTGCCAAACAGAAAACCTCGAAAGGCACCTTGTCCCTATACGCCACCGCTACAGAATCCCACCTCCTGATAAGCTCTAGGGCATCCCTGTTGTCAGACCCCCTTAGGTAATCTATTGCTTTAGATATACTCCCTAAGCTACTGACAATTATAGGGGTTATCGTTGCGTGACGAGTGGGGGCATTGATGTCAACCTCAAGCTCCTCATAGATTCTCTCAATCGCAGCTTCCTGCTTTCTAAACGCAGTACTAGTTTTCTTCTGGATGGTTGAGGGCATACTTTTTATTTAAATCCTCCACATTCACATGGCCAATAGTGGTCTTGAGCTTATTTTCAGGCAACTTACGCCCTGCCTGCTCCCATTTTGGGAACTGCATGGACATTCTCTCCCGGTCAAGGTCTAGTCTAGCCTGCTCGATATCCGCCAGTCTGTCAACTGACTTCCAGAGCCTACGCAACATTACTATCAGCCGGACTAGACCTATAGCGCCTACTCGCATGTAAAGTTTACACTCCTACTCCATCAGAAAATCGTAAGTTCTATCCCCAACCACCTGAGAGAGGATAATCTTACCGTTCCGCATCTCCTTTAGCACTTCCTGAATTCTGGCCTTCTCCACACCCATACCGACCATGCGCTTAGCGGCATTGTTAGCCCAGGCCGGACATTTAGGATGAGGCCACAGGTCTCCTTTCCAATCCTTACCTCCCCATACTATGAGTATCATTTTCCTGCCTTTGGGTTTGTGAATTTAAGCAGAAGACCCGCCAAGTATATATCAAACTCAGTTATAGGCGTAGTTCCCGGCAGACTCTCCCTTACCTTTTTTCTGCGGGCAATCTCCATCTGTTCTATGTGCTGTTTGATGGTACTCAGACCAATGCTGGGACTGGCCTGCTGGATGCGGCGAGCATAGGTATTAGCCCATTCTGGCAGGGCCTCATCTGGGAAACTCACCACATTTCTGAGAATCCCCAGACTAACACCTAATTTAGATGTAAAAGCTGCCCCTTTAATCGCCATCACGGCACCAGCTTTATCCCGGTCTTGCTCTCAGCATTAATCACAACCGGGTCCCTAGGGTCTGCCTCTTGTATAATATACACGTCGGACACCTTCCCGTCCGGCCCAATAAACGGGGTGGCTGGGATGGTTATGACAACATGAGGGTGAATGGTTTGTCCAGGACCCAAAGCAATACTGGTCTCTTTGATGTCCAGAATTTTGCCGTTGAACATACCAGCCATGAACACATCCACAATCTGCCCGACTTTCAACTTACGCCCAGTTCTATCGCAAATAATCATTTTCGTGGTCTCCTGTACTCTTTTCTAGCAACTTCCGTGGTGTCCTTGTCTGTATGAGTATTCCCAACACTTTCAGGCTCCCCCTTATCCCCGGTATAGGTAACCGGCACCAGTTTGGGCATGCCCGTATCCATATCCCTCTTTTCCACCAATATGGGCATGTCGTTCTCAATCCTGGCCATATTTGGAGAGGCAATCTGCCTAGTTCGCTCCTGAGAAACCATAGCATCCTCCTCAGAATTTTCTGACAAGGGCATAGTCTCAATGGACCCTAGAGTGGGGTCCTTGGCGACTTCCTGTTTAGATGCCGGTTTGGAGAGAATGTTGGTCACATGCTGGGGATAGCTGGGATTATCCAGATGTAGAGTCACCCGAACATCATAGCTCACCCGGCCAAAAGCAATATTCTGGGTGAACATACCATCCTTATTTAGTATGGCATCCACATCCTTCTTTATAATCTCCCTCAGTTCCGCCCCGGATAGGGGCCTTTGGGGAACTCTTTCATGACTTGCTGGCATTACGTTTCTCCTTTGTTTTCTGCACTTTAGCCCTATCTAAAAAGACCTCAATCCACTCATTTCTTACGATCTCCCCCACCATCGGGCTGTCCAGATTGTACTTGTCCATCACTCCCAAGCTGATCCCGCCGTCTAGCATTCGCCTCACGCACTCCCCGTGTGATTGCCTCACGGACCTTACGTCTATATGCTTTTTGTTGCAGGGACAGACCTGTCTCTCGCACTCTGGCCCGTGAATTCTTCCCGAAAAACATATCAGTATGATTGGCTCCCAGATCCTCCATCTTTTCAAGATCCTTGGGTCTTCTAAATTTAATTGGGAGAAGGAGGACACCGCCTCTCCGTCTGTGTAGCCGATTGAAGCGGACTGGGGCTTTCTTGTATTGCTTGAGGACATCTTCGTATGCTTTCTCCATATTCTTTAATTTACGGATAACCTCAATGCGGGGCTTAAGCACATCCCCCCTCTCCAGATTCTCTATAGTGTATATAGAGAGGTCCAGGGCATCGGCCAGCTTCTGCTGAGTCCACCCTAGAGCGCACCTCAACTGAAGACACCTATAATTCCAGCTATTACGCTCAAAACCAAGAGGGTTATGAGGAGGGGTTTTACGCATGTAAACTTTACACTTCCATCTCTTTCAAGGCTGCGGACTTCCAACAGTCGCATGGTCTCCCGCTATACCAAATCCAGCAGGTCTCTTCATTTGAATAGATTCCTGATCTCTTGGATGTCTTGGGCGAAGCAGAAAATGCCAGCGATGATAACGGTTACGGCAATAAACCCTACCCCTGCCCCGTCAGCGCCGGACTTCTTCAGTAGGGCAAGCGCAATCAGCCAGATCGCAATTCTCATCTTCCCTCCAGTTCTTTCAAGGCTGCGGCTATCTCAGCAAGTGCTTCTTTAGAACAATTGCATTTCTTGTGCCTGCGGTCGCAATGCTCCAAGGCATTCACGCCGATTGCGACAATCTCCTTCACCCTCGCCAGTCGCTGCTCGGCCTTAACCAACTGCGGCGAATGGTGCATACATACATTTCCAGGCTTGTCATAGGAGCACCCGCAAGTTCCGTGAGGGGCCAAGGACTTGACCTTCTCGGACATCGCTTCTGCTGACCGCTCCGCTTCCTCTGCGCGGGATTCGGCAGCGTTTCTCTTTCCAGTGATATCTGCTAGTTTCGGCTCCAGACCGTCTCGCAGCGCCTTGTAGCTTTCATTTAGTGCGATAATCGCGCGAGCTTTTCTAGCTATGTCAAATTCAGCCTGCTTCAACTCGGCTTGAAGTTCACGAATGTGTGAACCGTGGGCCTGACAGTCGGCAAGGAGCGTATCAATTTGCTCCTGCGCCTGCTTCAACTCGGCGCGGATGGCGGAAAACTGCTCCAGCTTTTGTTCAAACCGCTGACGCAGCAGGAACCAGTCCGGGCTAAATGCTTTTTCCTTGATATCAGGAGTAAGCCGGTTGATCTCCTGCATAGCGTCATACAGCCAGTCTTCTTCTTCCTTCCCTAATCGGCTCATGCGTTTTTCTCCACCTTGTGTTTTTTCTCCTGTGGATATGCAAAAATCGGCGCTGGCGTCGAGGTCAATGACTCTCTTGCGTAGAATAAGCATCGACACGCGTCACACGTCGCACATGTCCCTTCCTCGTAGAAATCATGCCCACACGATGGGCAGATGAAGTGATTTATCTTCATTTCCTTTTCTCCTCTGCTTCCACTATCGCCCACCCCTTCAGTCCAGTCAGTTCGAACCGCTGGGCCGAATATCCAACCGCCTCGCACGCCTTCCGCCTCAAAGCCAGTCCGGTGAGTTCTGTAGTCATCACCATTCCTTCCAAGGTATAAGATTGCCAAGAACTAGTCCGATAAGGAAAAACACGATTAACAGCGGTGCGCACACGACTAACCGCCTCCGATGCATCGCCGGGCCGTCCAATCATGTGCTCGCTGCGCCCATTCAGGTTCAAACGGTAACGCGAGAAGTGGGTGAATTAGCCCGTTGTGTACAAATTTCCACCAGTACCAGCGCCATTCGTGTTCAAACGGAGTCATTAAGACTCCATCGCTATGCCACGGTGCAGGAGTGTGCTTCATTTTCCCTCCAGTTCTTTCAAGGCTTTTCTAGCCATGTGGGTATACGCGCAGAAATCATCTTTAGCAACAAGTTCCAACACTTCCCTCACCCTCGCCAACCGCTGCTCTAAATCTTCCTTCCCGCAGTCGGTTGGTGCAATAAAGCGACCCTCTTTGGAATCCGTGCGTACCTTGCAGCGTGGACCGTCATCATTGAATTTGCGCTCCCATTGCTCGGCGCGGGCCTCAGCCTTAACCAACTGCGGCGAATGGTGCATGCACAAGTCACCCGGCTTGTCCCGGGAACACGCGCATGTTCCATGAGGAGCCAAGGAATTGATCTTCTCAGATTTCGCTTTCTCTGACAGCTCCGCTTCCTCGGCGCGGGATTCGGCAGCGGCGAGCTTGGAGGTTAAATCTATCCAATCACCTAGTTTTTTACCCGCCACATTCAGATCGCGGAGTTCTTGATTAGCGCACTGCGCCTGCTTCAACTCGGCGCGGAGTGCGTCGATTTCGTCATGAAGGCATCTAACGCAGAGTGGGATTGGGTTGCCATGTTTACAGAATTTCTCTTCTTCCGCTGACAGTCTCATGCGTTTTTCTCCTGGAAGACTGAATAAAGTAAGCAGGAAGCGCCGATTATGAGGACTACCGCTGCAACCTGCCAGCCATCCACATGATCGTAGATCCACTGAAAGAATCGGTCGGTGATGCCGAGATGGAAGAGTATCCAGAGAATACCCATGTACAGTAAAAAGATTCCGATATTCCTGAAAACGATCTTTTTCATTTCCTTTTCTCCTCTGCTTCCACGCTGGGCGCTGATGGATTGGCCGAACACCCGCAGCATCGCTCTCCGTCATACCAGCAGACACAGTGCAATCTATCTTCACGCTTAGGACATACGCTTTCATCGTCTTGATTGATTAAATGATGACCGCCTGAACATGGCAGGCAATCACAGGTGCATAAAGAGGCACATTCGCAACTCATAATTTAATTACTTCCTGCTTCCACGATGGCGCGGGCGCGGGCCTCAGATGGGGTAGCGCCTTCTACATTTGATAAGGTATAAGCGTTCCCGGTGCGGAATTCACCAACACTGCAATAATAGTATTTGCACCCATCTTCGACGTAGCCGCTGCCCGTGTTCCACCAATAGTGGTGCGATTTGCACCACTCCAAAAACATCGGCTCGCTGACGGCTGGGTCAGACTCGATGGCGGGGAGGTCCTTCTCAAGTCTATGTGAAGAATAATCGCAGAGGTCGGATGTATAGTCACGATGTCCACTTTGATCGGTACGACAAGCCGAAGAATGCCACCAGCCATCGCCATCACGAGCACGCTTCCATCCTATCGCCTCGCACGCCTTCCGCCTCAGTTCCAGTCCGGTTAGTTCGGTCATCGTGCCTCCTTATCGGCTTTCATCAGTTATGCCTTCTCACTACGCCACTGCTCAGCCCACATAAATGGGATACCGGCATTGGCCGCACACTCAGCATCCTCTGCACTATCCCCAACCATTAGACAGTTATAGGGCCTATAAAACTCCCCATCATGATGCATGCCCAAATCCATTAAAGCCGTTAGAATCATACCGATACGGGGTTTTCGGCAGAAACAGATACTCTTCTCATCCTTGCTTACTACGTCATCCCCGACCGCATCCGGGTGGTGATTGCACCATAGCATCTTGTCAAACAAATTTCCGCAGAGCCTGTTGGTCTCTTGCATAGCCCTGGCCACGGCATTTTCCGGCACCAAACCCATGGCAATTCCGCCCTGATTGGACACTCCCACAATCCTCCAACCACTATCCTTATACTGCTGCAACTTCTCAGCAACCCCCTCAAATACCTCAACATCAGCAGGGCTGTTCACGAATTTTCCGCCCATTTCTTTAGGGCCAAACCGCACAGTACCGTCAATATCCAAAAACAAGACTGGTGTTGGCTTCATATCCCAGTCCCCTTACTTGATTTTATATAAAGTTCAGGCCCCCTAATTTCATGCCAAGACCACTGGCTAGGGCCGGTGCCATAATCAGCCCAATCCTGATGCTGCCCTTTAGGCCCAAACACAAAAATCTGCACCCTTCCCTCTACATTAAGGTCTACCTCTCTGATAATAGCAGGGGATTGCTGAGGTGCATATTTCCCATCAGCACTGCCTGGGTGGTGGTAGATCACAATTTGTCCAATAGTAGGCTGCTGCATTTTCTTCTTCTCCAATTCTATAATTGCCCTATCCCCATCCAGCCACTCTTGAAAACTTGTCATACTTCCTCCTCAGATCTTGCCCGAACACTACCCACCTCTCCCGCGATCTCAATATCATAGGTAGAGTTACAGCAGCAGCACTGCCAGACGGCAGGCTTGCCTATAAGCTTTTTGCTGCCTCTAACAAAAAATAACCTACGTTTTAAATTGGTATTGAAGAGACAGGTGGGACAGATCGGTGGAAGCGTGTATGCCATATACGAGAGGGCCTTAGTAAACGCTGGGTTTTTAAGGCTGCTGGCACTATATACACACTACATAGGAGGGTCAAGTGTAAAGTTTACAGTACTATTAGGCTGCTCAGCCAAATTCCAGCCCAACTTATGCCTCTCATTTATTATGCAGGCAGTCAAATAGGAGCCTAAAGCGTCAAAACCGGGTTCAGTGCTGGGCATATGCCAGCAAGCCAAACACCGACCCTCAGTATCAAACAAATAGGTATACTTGGGACTATTGCGAAAATCCCGTGTAGTGTAGCCCAGCAACCTTGCCGTAGCTTTAATTACCTGTGGATTCATGTGGTCCCTACGAGGGTAGGCCGTCCCCCGGCCTTTAGAGCGGCTGGCCTATCGGCTATCACCCGCTCTACGGCCTCATTATATCATACCTGTCAAGCTTTTCCTCACTTTATTTTACCCCCCACGATGTGTATGATTCCGCGCCTGCGGCGCTCCATCATAAACATCTCCCCCCGCTACCCCCCACACCCCCAGTGTAAAGTTTACACATGTGGCGAGGGAGGGAGGCCGTAGGGGGTTCAGATGGAGGCGCGTAGCGCCGGAATCTTAACACCCGTAGGCTTATAGTGTTTTTTGCTCAAAACCAAACCCCCCAGCTATAGGTTAACTGGGGGGCTTGATCGGAACTATTGTCAACGTCAGCCTAGACAGAACACCTGTTACATAGTTGACAATAAGCGGTCATGAATTGTGCCACCAGCCAATTGCTGATGGATGTCTAAGAGCCACAGCGTAATGGGCTATTTAAGCTCGCCCATAAGAAACATCCTAGACGGTGTAAACTTTACACTGAGTCCTCTGGGCCTGTCTATGATTTTTATTTTTTTTTGGTGCCGTGCATGCCCCAAAACATGCCCCCGTCGTACCCGCCCCCCACTGTGGCGACAACTCGACTAAGCCTATTGCCAACCTAATGAGCGGCCTACAACATTGCTGGGTGAGCTAACAGGTGCTGGGCGCTGGGTGGCCGGGGGCATGAGGCTGGGGGGTTATGTGTTACAGGCTGTAGCGTGTGACAGGGTGTAACAGGCTGGCAGACTTGTACAGGCAGCCTATAGGGGCTGTCGCGTATCAGTGACACTGACGTGTATAATGTACAGCAGCGTTTCGGGCATGGTTCCACCCCCCCTCCACCGCTCTGGCAAGTGGCAGGGACTAGCATGTGAGGGGTAAGCTGTTGGTATAATTGGGAGTTTACAGGCAGATGAAAAGCATTCTCAATTAGCTATGCGAATCGGCAAAATGTACATGCTCCAACCCCAATAACGCATGCAGGGGTCCAAAGTCATTTAATGCCCCTGGCTGCCCCGTAGTGAGCATCGGCTGAAAACTGGGGGGGTAGTAAGGGGCAAGGGCTGAACGTGCAGCCTGAGCGAAATTCCATTTCTCATATTACCTGCCGAATTCATAATAGTCTAGTTACTCAATAGAGTTAGTAGGGCAGTCATTTGGGGGGCTGCTGTTGGCTGCTATATAGTAAGGTCGGGGGGCTGTTGGAGGCTGACTGGCTAGGCTGGCAGGGCTGGCCAATAGCCTATTAGGGGGCTATAGCAGCTATGCCCCTGTTAGGGTTAGGTTTAGACCTAGTAAGATATTACTAGATGTGGGGACGTGACAAAAAATGTCATTTTTGCCTGTTGTAGATATTGGCTTTAGGGGCCGGACAGGGCAAAAGTCAGTATTGTGACACTGTAAACTTTACACTCTGTCAGCATGACAGCAGAAAATTTTACAATTGCAATAAAGCCATATGCTACAATGGTATACGGGTTACATGGCTGGGGGATAGCGTAGGGGTAGGGGTAGAGGGTGGTATTGTGTAGCAGGAGGCTATCAGATGTTTATTGTGTCTAGTGATACAGGGTTGACGTTCCTTCATATGACATTGGGGCTGCTGGCTGCCGATGTTTGCCTACTGTTTGCTGTCCTTCTGTCCATGTGCAACAGGCCGAAAAAAACTCAACTATATAAGGGAGAAAAAAGACCATGGTAACAATGAAACCGTCCGAGGTGATTACACTGCTGTCCGCTACTATTCCAGCCTGCCTGCCTGTCTTGCTGACTGGTTCCCCTGGCACCGGCAAAACTAGCCTAGTTGAGCAGGCTGCTGCTGCCTGCGATGCTGACGTTATTGTATCCCATCCTGTCACTGCTGATCCTACGGACGCAAAAGGGCTGCCCGCACGTATCAGTGATACTGAGGCTGGCTTCCTGCCCTTTGGAGACCTATTAAGGGCTAGCAGGGCTACAAAGCCCACGGTATGGCTGTTGGACGATATCGGGCAGGCTGCCCCCAGCGTGCAGGCTTCCTTTATGAACTTGATTCTCGCCAGACAGTCAGGAGGGGAGAGGATTTCTGACTTTGTTACATTCGTCGCTGCTACCAACAGACGGGCAGACAGGGCAGGGGTACAGGGCATACTTGAACCTGTCAAGTCACGTTTTGTCACGATCGTGGAAGTTAAGGCAGACATGCAAGAATGGTGTGGTTGGGCTATGACTTCTGGCAAAATTAGCCCCAATATGATTGCCTTTATTCGAATGAAGCCAGACTTGCTATCTGCCTTTGTGGCCACTGCCGACATGACCAACAGCCCCAGCCCCCGCACATGGGCTAATGCTGCCAAGGTTGAAGCTCTTAAGCTCCCCAGAGACGTGGAGCACGCTGCCATGTCTGGTAGTGTAGGCGAGGGTCCCGCTACAGAGTACCTTGCATTCCGTAAACTTTGCTCTGCCATGGTTTCTGTTGACGCTATCCTTGCAGCCCCAAAGACAGCCCCCCTTCCTAAGAATGCATCCGAGCGTTACGCTATTTGCACGGGGCTGGCTGCCCGAGCAAATGAAAAGACCCTTGCCAGAATTGGCCAGTATGCTGTCAGGCTGGCAGACTCTGACATGGGTGAATTTGCTGCCCTGACTATTAGGGACTCTATTCGTAGGGTGCCGTCCCTGGCGAATTTACAGGATTATGTTCAGCTAATGTGCGGCCCTATCGGCAGCCTGATTTCTGGTCAGACCATAGCCTAGGTTTCACGTAATGCGGGGGATCATACCCCCGCCTAGGATTGACAGAGACGGACAATAAAGGGAGAAAAAAGACCATGACAGAGACAATGATCCAGGAACAAACGGCAGTAGCCAGCCCCATACATACAAGGGCTATGCTGGTATCTTGCAGGCTGTCTACATGGACAGCCAGAAAGTACGATAGAAAGGTTTCGGCAGAAGTGGCAGCAAACCATGGGGCAGCCATGGACGCGGGCAGATACAATAAAATGCTAATTCCAGCAGATAGCCTGTCCTACAAGGCGATTATGCAGCATGTAGGGGCAGTCAGGACCCAGCACTATGCCAATACCTTGGCATGGTCTGACGAAGGTTGGAGAATGCTGCCCACAGCGAACTACATGCATTACGCTCAATTCACAAGGCAGGCTAAGGCTATATTTAGCACTCTGTTGGATGACTTCATGGCGGAGTATCCCGCATTGCGAGACGGGGCAAAACTACGCCTTAATGGCCTATACCGCGAAGAGGACTACCCGGCTATTTCGCAAATACGGAGCAAGTTTGGCTTTTACCTCGATTTTAGCCCTGTCCCTGCCCAAGGCGATTTCAGACTTGACTTGCCCCAGGAGGACATACGGCGCATTGAGGCTGAGACCCAGGGCAAGGTTAAAGGGGCTACAGCAGAAGCCATGCGAGACGCATGGGGCAGGCTGTACGATTGCGTCAAACACGTTCAAGAAAGGCTGGCTACCCCTGACGCGATTTTCAGAGACAGCCTGATAGACAATGCCCGTAATCTTTGTGACATGCTGACAAGGTTGAATGTGGAAGGGGACCCTAACCTTGAAGCAATGCGGGCAGAAGTGGCGGACAGTATCGCCAGTCAGGACCCAGACAGTCTACGGGAAGACGATACCATGAGGTCTGACGTGGCTACAGTAGCAGAAGATATTTTTAACAGGATGGCTGCCTTCTACAGCCCCCAGGAGTAACCCGAATGAACAGCAAACTTCAATCTGCAAAAGTCAGCGTAGTACTAGATCAGCCCTTTTTCGGGGTCCTAATTTGTAACCTGAAATTTCAGGAGGACCCAACCTGTCAGACAGCATGGACAGACGGCACAAGGTTGGGCTATAACCCCGCCTATATCGACAGCCTGACGCATGCTGAAATCGTAGGGCTGTTGTGCCATGAGGTTCTACATTGCGCTGGAGGTCACCCCTTTCGAAGAGACGGTAGAGACCCCAAAAAATGGAACTATGCCTGTGACTATGCCATTAATCCAATCGTGGGGGAGTCTGGCATGGTGTTGCCAAGTGGCAGCTTAGAATGCCCTTCTGACATGCTGGGGAAGTCTGCCGAGTATATCTATGACAGGCTGCCCGACATGCCCCAGGATGGTCAGGGGGACGGTACAGGAGAAGGTCAGGGGCAAGGGGCATCGGCCCCTGGGGAAGTCAGGGATAGCCCTGGGGGGCGGTCTGACGATAAAGACGGGGCAGATAGCGAGACTCCCACAAAGTCAGATGGGGAGTGGCAAGAAATCACTAGACAGGCTGCTGTACAGGCTAAAGCCCAAGGGCAGTGTCCGGCCAGCATGGACAGGTTTGCTACAGCAGCCGCCCAAAGCAAAATTGACTGGAAGTCTGCCTTACGTAAGTTTGTTGAGCAGGCTGCTAAGGCGGACTACTCATGGTCTCATCCTAGCAGACGTTATGCTTCCATGGGGCTGTACTTGCCAGGGCTGCATTCCGAATCCTGCCCTGGTATCGCTATAGGAGTTGATACGTCAGGCAGCATGGACGATATCGCATTAGCCAAAGCCAAGGCAGAAGTAATAGCAGTCATGGACGAGGTACAGCCTGACTTTGTTGAGATTATGTACGCCGATGCGAGAGTGGCCAGAGTGGACAGGTTTGAACGTGGGGAAGAAATTGTTTTCCAGCCTGCTGGGGGCGGGGGTACAGATTTTCGGCCCGTGTTTGAGCACGTAGACGGTATGGAAGAAAAGCCCGCTTGCATTATCTATATCACTGACTTGTATGGGAGTTTCCCTGAGGGATCAGATATCCCTACACTTTGGGTTACTGACACCGATCAGTCCGCCCCATTCGGGGATACTCTGAAAATCGAATAGTAACAGGGCTGGGGGGCTATTACAGCCCCCCTAGTTAGGAGTGACATGATACGTAGGTCCATTAGGCCCCCGTAAGGCCTAGCCCCCTGCTAGGTGGCAAGTAAAGCCACCTAGGGGCTAATGCATGCTGCTGTACTCACTCAGCAGCCCTGATAGAACCTAGGACCCTGGAGGTTACCTGTCAGGTATTGATACGCCAGGGCATAAATGTAAAGTTTACAGTCTGACGATTCCAAGGGGGCTGGGTTATGGGTAGGTTTCGGGTAGGGCTGCTGGACATAGTGACTACTAGGTTCGACAGGGCAGCAGCAGCAGACAGCATCGTAAGGCGTATGGGAACCCAGCCCCCCCAGATACTTGAAAAGATACTGGACAATTTAGAGACGGAGTACAACAGGGCAGCATTCGAGAAAGCCATAGGGCTGCTGCCGAAAAGCAAAAAAGACCATATGTTTAAAGGGGGGAAGAAATGAGTAATTGTCAGCATGCATCCTGTACGGGTCCCGTATGTACCAAAGCCAATGTACCTAATAGGCCACTAATAGGAGTGTCCAGAGACAGGGCTGCCATTGTCGCGGCTGTCAAAGATCAAGTAAAGTGCTATAGGTTCGAAGCCAAAGGGGGCAGGATAACTATGGGATTCCTGTCCATTGGCAGCCTAGTTACAGCCATGATGGGAGCAGAGACAGCTATAAGGGCAGCAGCCCCCTACACTGACAGTGGCCATTGGACCTATACCATGAAAGCTGAGGCAGAGCCGTATATCTTCGAATTGACTATTCGATTGGAGCATGTAAAAAAATGAGTGACACTAACCCTGTTCTACTCATGTTTCATGCTGTCCGTAGGGACAAACAAATAGCCGACAGGCTATACACTAAGTTCCATGAGGTTAGAGAGCGCATGAGGCTAACAACGGAAGCCCTGTGCATGTTTGCAAAATACAAG